TTTGAGACATAATGGGGAACCTTGTCCGATGGTAATATACATATTAGTATTATCCTTAACTTTATCGACATTCCACTTTGATATATTTTGATTGAATGTATTTGCTTGTTGGAACATACCACCCATATCCGTTACATTATTAGTATTCCAACTTCCTATATTTTGATTGAATGTATTTGCGTTATAGAACATCTCATACATCGTTGTTACACTACTAGTATTCCAACTTCCTATGGGTTGATTGAATGATGTTGCTTGAATGAACATACCACCCATATCCGTTACATTATTAGTATTCCAACTTCCTATATTTTGATTGAATGATGTTGCTCCTGAGAACATTTGACCCATATCTGTTACTTTACTAGTATTCCAACCTCCTATATCTTGATTGAATATATCTACATTATAGAACACACCATTCATATTTGTTACTTTACTAGTATTCCAACCTCCTATATTTTGATTGAATTTTGTTACTTGATTGAACATTTCCGACATACTTTTTACCTTACTTGTATCCCATCTTGATATATTTTGATTGAATGATGATGCGAGCTGGAACATACTATCCATATCTGTTACACTACTAGTATTCCAGCTTCCTATGGATTGATTAAATGATGTTGCGTCATAGAACATACTATCCATACTTTTTACCTTACTAGTATTCCAACCTCCTATATTTTGATTGAATGATGATGCGAATTGGAACATAGACTTCATACTTTTTACCTTACTAGTATCCCAATTTCCTATATTTTGATTGAATGATGTTGCTGAACGGAACATACCATCCATACCATACTCACCTGTTACACTACTAGTATTCCAACCTCCTATATTTTGATTGAATGATGGTGCGAATTGGAACATAGACTTCATACTTTTTACCTTACTCGTATCCCATCTTGATATATCTGGATTAAAGTCCCCTTTAAATCCTAAACTTGACATATCTGTTACATTACTAGTATTCCACAATTCTATATTTCCATATGGTGTATAGGTACATGATTTATACGAGTAATTAGTGATAGCGTTCTTGAAGTCTGCGCTATTTGCAAATGCTTTTGGATATTTACCCGTACAAGCATATGTATTACTTAACATAGATGGGAGAAAACACATATTACCCGCCTTACATAAAGGAGACCCTTTAGCAAAGGACTTATAGTTTTTGACCTTATCGACATTCCATTTACTAATATCTTGATTAAACTTCTGATTGGAAAAAAAAAGTCCATCCATATTCTCTACCTTACTGGTATTCCAATTTCCTATATCTCGATTGAAATAATAGGTTACGTTTGTGTCAAACATATTACTCATATCTGTCACGTTAGATACGTCCCATTTTGTTATATCATCGTTCATATTCTTTAGAATAGAACCACAATCTTGATCACTATAAGTTACAAACGCCTTTGACATACTTTTAACTAAACTTACATCCCACTCGTCAATTGTACCGAATAGTTTAGTTATGGTACCCTTATGGCTACATTTATATTCCGATATTAAATTAATACCTAAATCACAAATCCCTTTATTAAACACACTATTATTTATTTTATATTTATAGTTTATAATAATTGTATTATTACTTATTGTTAATCCAGTTATACTAATATATTTACTATCGTTGTACTCACATTGTGCCATTATAATATATAGTAGATTTTAAATCTAATAAATATTATTTTAAATCTAATAAATATTATTTTAAATCTAATAAATATTATGTTAAAACAAAAACATTACCCTATAATTACGTTATTATTAGTATTATCTCTTATAATATTTGAGGTTTTTAATAAAAATAAAGCTAATAGAGTTAAATTTCGTGAATATTGTACCATAGATTTTGAAAAAGATACATATCACTCTGTTGTAAAAAAATTCATAACAACTCATTTCATTCACGCGGGCAATACTCTGGGTCACTTTATTCCAAACATTATTCTAACACTTATATTTGGCATATTATTAGAAGAATTGGTCGGCAGTATTAAAATGATATTATATTTAATTATATGCATTTTTGTTTATTGGGTTCTCATATATTCTATTATAGGTCCATACAGAAAAGGATGCGGTTTTTCATCTATATATTTTAGTTTTGTTTCGATATATTGTTCTATTAATATTCTTAAAAATCCCAGTATTTATTATAAATTATTATATGCCGTCGCGCCAATAATTTTTCTATATATAACAAATCTAGGGGGAAATCTAGTAAAAGCACAAGGACATTCGTCCAACTATATCCATCTGCTGTCTATTATATACGGATATGTAATAGGGGTCGTCGAAGGATTTATTCAATTAACAAAATAAAATTCGATATACATTTATAATAATAGTATTACATCAAGTTGAATGGGAAATGGGTCTGGTGAGTTCGCGGCACTTCCGTCGCAATATAAAAACAGCGGACGAGTGGCGTATTATGTCAGTTTCGGCATGTCCGTCGTCGCCTTAGTCCTCTTTTTGTGCGTGGCGAACACATCCATGCGCGTGTTCGCATTAGTCCTCTTTTTGTGCGTGGTGAACACAGCCATGCCGAAACTGGCGTATTATCTCAGTTTCGGCATGGCTGTGTTCACATTAGTCCTCCTTTTGAACGTGGTGAACACAGCCATGCCGAAACTGGCGTATTATGTCAGTTTCGGCAAGTCCGTGTTCGCATTAGTCCTCTTTTTGGACGTGGTGATCAGTAAAAAAGTCGTATCCTAAACACCTTCAATTATAACACGTACAAACATTATATTCATATATAGTATATGAATATACCATATGTTTCTATAGCTATATGTGCGGTATTAATAGTATTTGAACTATTAATTAATCTAATATATAAAAATAGGGAAGATATTAAGAAAAAATTTTGTTATCTAGAAAATAAAACAATTAGCATAAATAACTTCTATAAGATATATACATCTCTTATAACTCATAACTCTTTTTGGTTACATTTTTTTCCAAATCTTATTATAACAGCTGTTATGGGAACATTGCTCGAAAATCAAATTGGGACTACCAAAATGATGAAATTTGTACTAATATGTATTTTTGTATTCTGGACTTTTATATATCTACTTGGAATAAAACCTAAAACAGGGTGTGGTTCATCTGCTATATTTTATGCTTTCTTCTCTTATTATTTCACAATAAAAGCATCATACGAGAAAACAGAAATCAATAGAGGATTATATCTACTCACCCCAATACTTATATTAGGATTTATACATATTATAGGAAGAGTTGTATCAAACTCAACTGAATTTACCCACGTGTTATCTTTAATGTATGGGTATATGTCCGGAATATATTATTCCCAATCTCATTCTCGTAATAATTATTTTAATTTGTATAGTTCTTAATGATATCAGGCAAATATAAATATAATATATAAAATATTATATTATATCATTAGTAAAAAATGACAAATATTAAATGTATGTTCTATATCATAAGCGCTATTCTTTTGTTTATATACTATCAAAAGAACATTTCAGAGTTTATAAATAATCATAAAGATGGGGAGTTAGGTAGTTCAACATTTGAAATATTCTATGGACATAATAAGAATTTAGATGATGTAATAGGGAATGATGAAGCTAAAGATGATATAAGCGATATACTTGATATGATAAAATATCCAGAGAAATACATAAATATGGGTTCTACTATACCAAAAGGTGTTTTATTATATGGTGCTCCAGGAACTGGTAAAACACTTATGGTAAAGGCACTTGCTAAAGAATCTAATCTCCCATTAATAAATACAACAGGTTCGTCTTTTTGTGAAATGTATGTCGGTGTTGGCGCATCAAGGGTTAAAAAATTATTCAAATTAGCAAAAAAGATAAAACCATGTATTATCTTTATAGATGAAATAGATGCCGTCGGTAGAAGTAGATCTAAGGATAATTCGGGTGGTGATACAGAAAGGGCAACAACCCTTAATCAACTCCTAACAGAAATAGATGGATTCGTCGATTCAAGTGGTATTATAATTGTAGGTGCTACAAATAAAAAAGAGTTATTAGATAAAGCTCTATTAAGAGCTGGAAGATTTGATAGACACGTTAATTTCACTCTACCTGATAGAAAAGACCGATTTGATTTACTTCATTATTATTTGAAAAATAAGAAAAAACAAATAGATGAGTCACATATATATAATAGATATGCAAAACTATGTATTGGGATGACTGGCGCTGATATATCGGGAATATGTAATGAATCGTCTATATTAGCTGTAAGACGGGGGAAAGTATATATAGAGAATGATGATATATTAGACGCATATGAAAATAAGGTTCTCGGTAAAAAGAAAAAGAAGGATACCTTATCTATAAGTGAGAAACGAATAATAGCATACCACGAAGCAGGTCATTGTTTCTTACAATATTATCTTAAATATATAGATGAACCGAACACAGTTAGTATAGAACCCCGTGTTAAAACAGCACTTGGATTTTCACAATCACTCCCACGTGAGAAGGTTCTCCATTCGAAGCAGGAATTAATACACGAAATATCCGTTCTATTGGGGGGACGTCTAGTAGAAAATAAATTGAATAAGAATTTAGTTACTACGGGGGCGTATGATGACCTTAGAAAAGTGAAAAATCTAGCTAAAAAATACGTATCAATGGTTGGTTTTGATAAAGAAGTTGGAAGTTGTGTTGTTCTAGATGATAATAGCAATGCGTTGAGGGATAATGACGCGAGTGATTTATTCAAATATGATATAGAACGACGTTGTATGGCTTTTATAAAAAATATTGAGGAACAATCCCGCATAATAATAAACGATAATTATGAATATATCGAACGTCTAGCAGATAAACTATTAGAAACGAAACGACTACATACAAAAGATATATCACAACTACTCGGTGATACTATAAAGAAAAAAGGGTTAATCGTGATAGATTAGAATTATCACAACGTCAAATAATATAAAATTGAATTAATTTTATTTATAGAAAATATTCTACAATGTCCTATTCCGAAACATCCAGCGATTCATCAGGCTCAATGTCTGATGACGATCAAATGTCTGATGGCGATCAAATGTCTGATAACTCATCCGAAGGGTGGGACGATGACGCAACGACTTCTAGTTTATGCGGTGCGCAAGTATCTAGATGTGTCTCGGACGTGTCTTTCATAACTAGGAAGGAATTGAATAAGATGTTGGAAGCTACTGGTCAACGTAGTCGTCAACTTCCTTCTAAATCAGCTAGCCAAAAAGTACGTGATTCTTTTTTCAAAAAAATTAAAGAAGACGAAACCAAAAGGATGGCTGATTTAGAACGGGACCAAAATGAACGTATTGCTTTTGATAAGAAAAAGGCGGACAAAGCGAAAGAAAATCAGATGAAACAAGACAAGAAGGAAGAAGATGAACTTAAATCTAAACTAGGACTAGTTCATACATTCAATGACAGGTCTATTTATCCTGATAAAACTACGCTGTGGAAAGAATACGAGAAATCTGGTAAAATCAAATTTATTGGGACTTCTGGTTCTAGAGCGTTTATTAATTACGAAGAACCCGGTTCTGCGTATAAAGCGATGAAGAAACACACTCCCAATAAAACTTATACACTAGAGTATAATTTACGCGATCTTTCTGATGCTGCCAAAGGCGCTGGAAAAGGCGCTGGAAAAGGCGCTGGGAAAGGTGCTGGAAAAGGCGCTGGGAAAGGTGCTGGAAAAGGTGCTGGAAAAGGTGCTGGAAAAGGCAAAGGCAAAGGCTCTCGTTAAACTTAATTACGACTAAATTATTAAGTTATTATAAATGTATTTATAAATCTTATAGAATATGGATAATAAATCTAATATTAACAAATTTCATAAGATGGATTTAAATCATTATAAAACTATGTTAAATTCAATCAAGAAATCTGATTCACCACCGAAAAACTATATAGATACTAGTACTGATATAGACACTAAAATGATACAAGACTATGAAATAAAATATCAAAAATTAATTAAAAATTATAGCCCCGCGTATTTAGAAGGATGTTACTGGTATGTTGGTAAAACACTAACTGATTATTTAGAAAAAGAATCAATATATAAAATTATTCCACTTAAATTAAAAGTTATATGTAATATATTAGATCGACGAGATTAACACACTCTGCTAACATACTCAACTAAATATTTTGTAAAACTTTCTATTTTACTGAGACATTCTTTATAACTTATTTTATATACTTCATTCAATAACCAGTGGTCTATATTATTTAGAAATTCGGGATTTTGTTTATTTATATTTTCTTTTTTTGTTTCATCTATTTTATAGACATATTCCTCGAATGTATTAATCAATTTCATTTTGTTTTCATATTCTTCGTCATATTCTCTAAATATTTTATCATAGTCTATATATGGGTTAGAGAATGTGTTAGTGTCATCATTCCATTTTATATTAAATTTCTTATTTGACGTTGTTGTATATGAGATAGACTTGACGTTTATATATAAATCCACCCCAACAATTAGATTAATTGATAATTTATTAATAAGAGATGATGCTTTGTGTTTTATATTATATATAGGTTTATTTTCATCACCATAATAAATTTGAATTGATATATTTTTAGTGGAAAGTCTAGGAGTTGTCCCTACTTCATATTTCTTTATTATGTTCTTATTAAGTGGTAATATTTCATTACTCAATATTATTTTATTATCACACTTCAATCCTTTATTTGAATCAATTACTATATATATATTATGTGATAACTGATATTTAATCCCATAATTAATATTTTTATATTCAGAAGATATAACACTACCATATAAACACGCTCCTTTCGCAATTGTTTCTTCCGCATTTAATGTTTTATTGATTATTGGTTTGGTCGTATTACTATTTGTATTATGTTGTATTATATCAGATATAATATTAGTAAAATGACTATATCGTGAAAAACCACCCAATAATTCAATTTCATCAATATCATAATTCTTAATTATTATTTTAACAATATTCTTAAAACTATTAAGAACCCCTTGATATAATGATATATAGTCTTGTTTTTTAATTTCCATATTTAAATCAATTCCGTCATATAAACTATCTATATGTAATATAGTTGATTCAAACATATTAAGGTTCTTCCTTATATTTTCCATATTTATCAATAATTTCTTTAATGCCTTATCATTTCCATATATACTATGTTTATTATCTCCATTCGCAATATGACTGACAATATATTTAAGTAATTCTTTATCTAAATAATCGGACCCATTATCTCTCATATGATATGTTCTAGCAATTACCATATTGGATTTATTATATTTTATAATGTAAAATGATATACTACTATGTGATATATCAATAAATAATATAAATGTATCACTTGAATTAAAAATATTTTGATTTGATTTATAAATCCCATATTCAAGCCCAATCGCAACACTATGTGGTATATATTTAATATTACATTGATTAAACATAGATTGTGAATATATATCGCGTAATGTATTTGATTCAGTCCGATTATAATAATCAGGGAATGGAATTATAATTGTCGATTGATTTAATATAGTTTGGTTGTTGTGTTTGTGTATGAGATGTCTATATATATAATTTATAAACATTATATATATATGATTTCCACTCAAAGAATATCTATTTTTATCAAATTTAAAGGTTTTAGTATAATTTAACAATTTAGAAGGAATGTTTGTAATGGTATTAGAACAAGATATAATTTTAGTTATTGCGTCTTCGCTAAAATGACGACATTTCATTTCCGGATTAAATGAAATAGCACTTGTCATATATCTCTTCGAGTTTCCTTCTATAATATTTCGAGTTGAATTTGATATGTTATATATTTTAGTTGCTTTATTTCCGATATCAATTCCTATAATATTCATTATAAGAGATATATTTTTATTGTTTTATATGTTGTTTATATGTTGTTTATATGTTGTTTATATGTTGTTATAAAAGTTATTATTCTAAATAATTTATAATAATATATTATATGTATTGTATTAATGATATTCTATCATCGACGTTCGCAAAAGGATGGAATTTAGTAGTTATTCTAATATTTGCGATAATAATATCGATAATTACAATAACTAGGAATTTTTATATTGGTAAAATCATAGATACACTAAATTTACGGGATATATATATATATACCGGAATAACATTGGTATCTTATGTGTTCTATGTATTAAAATACTTATATGTTCATAAACAAGTATCGAATTCTCAATCATCGTTATTCGATAATTTTATTAATAAATTCTTAAGTATAGATATTAAAACAACCGAGAAACATAATAGAACTATATTAAGTGATTTAAACGAAAGCTTAACGAGTCATTCTGCTATATTAAATGAGATTTACATTACATTTATTCGACAAAGCATAACATTATTTATGACAATATGTATTATATTATATTATCTACCTCATCTGACATATATAATATGTGGAACTATAATACTATCAGTTTTTTTACAGAAATATATAATGTCTATATTACACAAACAATGGGTTATATATTGGGAATCATATGTACGATTCAATAAACTCTTTCAAGATATAATGTTAAATATGTGGAATGTTAAATACAATACTATTGAATTGCTTGTGAATCGGCTTTTAAAAAAAGAATTTAACACGCGTCTTCAAACATATCATAGATGGATGAATTATAAAATAATAGCATATGAAGCACCTGACTTTTTATTTTTTATAATAATATTAGCAATACTCATTGCTTTAACAAAAAAAAAAGATTTAGCTATATCTATTCGTATTTTTATAGTCCTCCAACTATTCCGTTTATGGAAAGAATATCATAATATATGTCTTTCTCTAACCGATATATATCAAAATATGAAACACGTTCAGAAAATATGTCCTGTTTGGGTATTTGAAAATCCGAAAGATACAAAACTCAATAAAATAACTGATATTAAATCAATTCGTTTTTCAAATGTATTCTATAATTATAATACCGATACACCAGTGCTAAAAAATGTTAATTTTGAAATTAAAAGTGGTGAAACATTATCATTATCTGGTAGTTCTGGTAGTGGTAAAAGTACAATTATAAATCTAATATGTAGATTGTATGATATAACAGACCCATCTAGTAAAATTGAGATGAATGACGCGAATATATCAACATATAATGTAGAATCTATCCGACAATGTATATCAATTGTTCCTCAGAATATTATGGTATTTGATATGTCAGTCAAAGAAAACATTATATTAGACTCTCCGTATGACGCAGAGAAAGTAATGACATTAATGAAAATGGTTGGTTTAACGGATATAAAAAAAAAAGCGACCGAAATGTCATTGGGTCAGAAACAACGTGTCATAATCGCAAGAACACTATATCAGGATAAATCAGTATATATATTCGATGAGTATTTATCGGCACTAGACAAGCAAAACGCTGATAGAATACACCAGTTTGTTCTTAATTTCTTAAAAAAACGCAATAAGATAGGTATATTCATTTCACATAATCCCCAACATTCTGATACAACAGATAAGGTTGTTAAGTTATAATAGGGTTAATATATCCGACGTGTTAATATATCCGACGTGTTAATATATCCGACGTGTTAGGTCAATAATATTATAAAATTGATTATATATTTACAAAGTATTAACAACTTGACAATGAAGATTTCTATGCTAGACGGCACTACCTTTGTGGTTAAACTATCGGACGACGATTCGAACGACGATAAAAAGACAGGGTGGACGCTACTTGAAATTGACGAAGGTGACATTGCGACAATTGAAGATCAAAAACAGGTTCTTTCACTCACCATTGAACATCTGATGAATAAAGTGTCTGGGACCACTGGACAATTCTATTCTTTCTTTATTCCTGGAAAAGAGGCAGAAGTTCTGTTATCTATCTCAATTGATGTTCCTGAGATTTTCGCATTGCCAACATCGACGGATCCTTGCCGTATTCATAAAATGCTTCGGCACAAAGAGTACAATGATCTATCTACGAAGGTGCTTCTTCGTCAGACATATCTTGACCAATATGACGACGAGGGATTTACAATGCTTTATATCGCATGTGATTGTGATAACTTTGATATGGTTGACATTTTAATACATGGCGGTGCTAATTCACGTCAACGTTGTACTGGGATGATTTCGCCATATGATATGTGTGAAATGAATTCACATATCAACCCAGAATTCCGTCAAATCCTGACACTTTTTGACGAAAAAATTAGAGAGTCGTCCATGTATTAGATATACTTTCATTATAAAATTGAATTAAATATATGTATATAGTAAAAAAACCAACAATGCAACAAGACCTAGTAGGAATCGAAGAATTGTATGAATGTATTAGACTAAAAGACCTAACAGGGGCGCTGACAGCATTGAATAACATTAGGTCAAACTTGGATTTGAATCGTATTGTTGATTCTTGTGGACATACTCTTTTGTATTCTGCTTGTGTCCACAAGAATATCGACATAATTATTCCTTTGCGTAGAAAAGGGGCAGACCCATATGTCAATCATATGGGTATGATTTACTCACCATTTCAGTTCTGCGACCACACACAAGAGGTTGCTGGTATGAAGGAGGTGTTTGAACAACTAACTCTCAATTATTAGATATGTATTTTATAAAAATTGATTTATATATAAACATTATTATATATACTATTATAATGAGTAAACAAACTAAAACAAATTCAAACTTAAAAACAGGTCAATCGTCAGGTAAGATGATTGGGTATAAAATTGGGGGAAAACGTGGATTAAAAATCAACGATGAACAACTTAAATCAACGATCATTAAATCGTTGGAATCTTATATTAACATAAATGATCGTGGATATAAATTTTTAGATAATTCAAGTCGTAATTATCTAAAAATCAACAAACATCTTGTGGCGCTAAGCACTTTTGGTAAAAAATTTCTATTGTTTTTTACCACAATTAGTAATAAAAAATATTGTCTTTATTTTAACAGAAAAACAAATGATATCATATCAGTTCGACACCGAGTCAAGGATGATATTTTCAAAAATACACTTATTGATGGTGAATTATTGAAAGATACCGACACCGACCATTGGAGATTTTCAATTTCGGACATACTTGTATATAAGGGTGTTAATCTTAATAAACACGTTCTAGAGGAGCGTATGACTTTACTCAATGAAATGTTATCAGAAGAATATTACCCAGATGATAATTTTGATATCGCAGAGTTTGAGGTAAAGCAATACTTTGAATATAAATATAGTAGAGATTTGGAGGAAAACTATATGAATACTTTACCATATAGATGCTGTGGGTTTATATTTAAGAATATTATGATTAATGAAAAATATCTATTATATATTTTCCCAGAAAACCGCACGAAGAAAACAATTGATACAGAGAAGATTAATACCACATCTCCACAATCAGTTATTAAATCTTTCCAAATTAAGAAAACTGATTTACCTGATATATATGAGTTGTATTGTTCAAAAGATGGTAGTATATTTAAGTATGCGTATGCTGGGGTAACTACACTTAATAATAGTATTTTTATTGAAAATTTGTTTAAAGGCACCCCACATAATTCGGATATTTATGTTAAATGTAGCTATAACCAACTCTTTGAAAAGTGGGTACCATTTGGAGTAGATAGTGCTATAGATGATTATGTAAATATTAAATTAATTGAAGGAAGTGGAGATTAATATATCTTATATTATTATAATGAAAGGAGGTGGTTATTATTATGATGTTACAAGACCAACCATAGGTGGAAAGCTACCTCTGTCGACATACACTAAACAATGTCCTCCTGTTTTCTGCGGGGAATTAATGAATGGTGGTAATAAAAAATCTATGCGAAAGGATACTTCTTATATAGATAGTATTAATACTCTTAATACTATGAGTAACCGAATAACGAAGCATAAATTATCTGAAATAATTGGAAATGCCACCCTAGATAATAGAAAAAATATGGAATCACTTAATTTTCACAGATATTTTAATAAACCTACTATGCGCGTTATTTCATCAATTGCTATAATGAATTTATTGAATGGTGTCAAATTATCAAATCATCAAGATAGAGTTAAACATATATCTCAAATAATGAAAACAAATTCAAGTAATATATTACAATTGGGTGGATCTTCGGTCCAACTTACTTCATTGAATTATTTATTGAATAAATTACACTCAAGTAATCAAATTGGCGGGGGTGAAAAATTAAATAAAACAATTGTTCAATTGAAGATGTTAGTAAAACCACTTTATAATATGTTGAATAATGTTATAGAGTTTTAATACATGTATCCTACTATGTTAATGCCAAATGAAGATATTGTTATTTCAACACATAATGGTGGTTTTTTTTCGTGTTGTTCGGTTAAATTAAATGATATAATTAATTATATAAATGTATATTCAAAATTACCTACTATTATAGATAGTAGTAGACAATTTGCTTTATATAAAAATAATTCAGATGATATTACATTTAATTATTTCACGCATTATAATGATATAAATATCAATAAGTCATTTATATCATATATACATTATAATTTATGGGCACATCAATTTACAAATTATATAAATTTAGATTATAAAAATATAAATCCTATAATCAAAAAATATTTTAGTCCATCTGATGAAATAAATAACATTATTACATTTTTAAATACAAAATATATTATTAATTATAATAATATATGTGTTTTATTCTATAGAGGGAATGATAAAAATACTGAAACTAAAATATCAAATTATTCGGATTATTTAGAATATGCAAATAATATATATGTAAATAATCCGAATATTATATTTTTAATTCAAAGCGATGAAACAGAATTTATAGAATTTATGAGAAAACAATATCCATTAAATTCTTTTTATTTTAAGGATGAAATAAGACATATAAATAAATGTAATAGCTCTGTCGATCTAATTGGTGTAAATAGTGAAAATTATATTTTCTCAAAAAATATCTAGCAATAACAATTATAATGTCTAAATGTAAATATATTATATGTGGTTCTGGAAATTGTTCAATGTGGATAATGTTCTATAGAACAAATAATAAAAACGTGTGCCAATATTTAAATGATGAATGGTATAGTACCATTCAAGATTAAAATCACATTCAAATCACATTCAAATCACATTCAAATCACATTCAAATCACATTCAAATCACATTCAAATCACATTCAAATCACATTAATTTTTAACTAACAAGTTAAAAAAATTGAAATATATTTTAAGTTAATATTATACACCACTTATAATGAACACTCAACCATTTCTATCAATCTTCTGCGGACCAATGTTCGCAGGGAAAACAACTAAACTTCATACTCAAATGACTGAGTATAAATATAACAGAGAAGGATATAAAGTCGTATGTATTAATCATGGTGACAATATCCGATATGGGACATCCAACTCCATTACACATAAACAACAATCAACAGGGGAACATATTGAAATTCATAATTGTATAACAACTAATAAACTTATTGATTTGCTCCCCGCGAATCTAGATTATAATGTATTTATTATCGACGAAGGACAATTCTACCCGGATTTGATTGAGTTTGTTAATGTTATTCTAAGTTATAAAAAAAACATTGTTATAGGGGGACTTGATTATGATATTGAAAGACGGCGTTTCGGACAGGTGCTTGATTTGGTTGATGCGATTAATAATGGATATTATGAAATGTCGGGGGTTGACGCAAATGCGTTTATTCTTAATAATCAACAATGTATGGTATGTGATAACCAAAAGGCTATTTATACAATTAGATGTGATACGACCAATAAAGAACAAATCCTTGTTGGTGGTGAGAATGAATATAAAAGTGCTTGTGCTGAATGCTGGAGATTGTGGAAGAAAAGCATTAATAAATCAGCGCCAAAACATTAAAGTGGTTTCTCCTTAATTTATGATATGCGACTGGGCATACTCTATATATATGATGACATCTATTATATAACCTTATTTCATTTTTATTATTATAATTCTCTTTAGTTAATCTATAATTATTTTGTAATATATCTATTAACATTCTAGAATGACTATATTCTATTGTGAATTTTTTATATTTATAATATATATAATCATTCGAACTTGTTAGAACTTGATTATTAAATAATACAGAATATAAATCACCTATATAATCATATAATGTATAGTTATATTTAATTGAGAAATTAAATATATTATTTAACTCATTTTGTAATGTATAATAAGATGTCGTCCCGCAAAACCGAATACAAGATATACTTGAAATACATAGTCTATATAATCTTAACTTAGCATTTATTTTACATACATGTGATAAATTACATATATCTTTATTCGAGCAATAACTACTTATTTTTGTAATCATTTCATTTGGAACTGACATTAACATTTTTACTATTTGGTGTTTATTTAATATATATAGATATATCTATATATAGATATATGAATTACTTTAATCTCCCCGTTAATATTAGAAATATTATAAAAAATTATTTATGGGGTCATAAAGAAGACTGGATGCGGAAATTTAATATTATAATCCGCGATACGAATGACACTTTTAAGCCGTCAATCGATAATATTATATATAAATTAAATGTTTGTAATTGGCAAAAACGATTAAACATTGATACGAACATAGAAGATAATTTTTATTGTCCTGTTTGTGGTGAGAAAAATCTGTTTTTTGCGTTTACAGGTAATCCGAAATCATTAAAAGAATGCATGTGTATAATTTGATATATAAAATATATAAAATATATAAAGTTACAATAATAGTATATTATATAACAAATATGACAACAAACGAAACAAACGAAACTTATGCATTTAACGCTGATATTAATCAGCTACTAAGTCTCATCATTAATACTTTCTATAGTAATAAGGACATCTTCCTACGGGAATTGGTATCCAATAGTTCAGACGCACTTGATAAAATTAGGCATAAATCTCTAACAGACCCATCTGTTCTTGATGCTGAAAAGGAATTTCGTATTCGTCTTAGCGCCGATAAGGAAAATAAGACACTTACAATCGAAGATTCGGGTGTAGGTATGACAAAGCAAGACCTTATTAATAATCTAGGAACCATCGCCAAGTCGGGGACTAAGGCATTTATGGAATCACTTGGTGCTGGCGCAGATGTCAGTATGATTGGGCAATTTGGGGTTGGGTTTTACTCAGCTTATCTAGTTGCTGATAAGGTAATGGTTGTATCCAAATCGCACGACGAAGAACTAACACATTATTGGGAATCACAAGCAGGTGGTTCATTTAATGTTGGCGTATGGGATGGGGAAGAACTAACACGGGGAACTCGAATTATCCTACATCTAAAGGATGATATGCATGAATTTATGGAGGAATCAAAGTTGAAGGAACTTGTAACTCGTCATTCACAATTCATCGAATATCCTGTTTATCTACAATGCCATAAGACGCGCGATGTTGAAGTTCCAGACGACGAAGCTAGTCCAACCGAAGAGGCAAGTCCAACCGAAGAGGCAAGTCCAACTGAAGAAGCAAGTCCAACTGAAGAAGCAAGTCCAACTGAAGACGCAAGTCCAACTGAAGAAGCAAGTCCAACTGAAGAAGCATCAACTGAAGAAGCATCAACTGAAGAAGCATCAACTGAAGAAGCATCAACTGAAGAAGCATCAACTGAAGAAGCATCAACTGAAGAAGCATCAACTGAAGAGGCATCAACTGAAGAAGCATCAACTGAAGAAGCATCAACTGAAGAAGCATCAACTGGTGGACCACCAGATGTTGATGTAGAAGATGGTTCAGCAAGCGATGAAGAAACAAAGGATGAAGAAAAGCCTAAGATGAAAACAATTCAGGAGGAATATACTGAATGGGACCATCTTAATGGACAACGCCCAATTTGGACAAGGAAACCAGATGATGTCACCGCAGAAGAATACACATCTTTTTATAAAGCAATTACAAATGATTGGGACGATGCGTGTGGACATAAGCATTTCTCAGTCGAAGGTCAGTTAGAATTCAAGGGACTTCTATATGTTCCAAAGAAAGCACCACAGGCAATGTTTGATAAGAAGGAAGAATGCGCGGTTAAGCTATATGTGCGTCGTGTATTTATTACAGATAAATATAAGGAGCTAATGCCAGAATATCTATCATTTGTAAAGGGTGTTGTAGATTCGGAAGATCTGCCTCTTAATATTTCTCGCGAGGTTCTTCAACAGAATAAGATTATGGGTGTTATTAGGAAGAATCTTGTAAAGAAGTGTATGGAAATGTTCGCAGAAATTATGAATGATGATGAGCGGTCCACTGAATTCTATAAGAATTTTGGTAAGAATCTCAAACTAGGTGTTCATGAAGATTCAGCAAATAGATCTAAACTTGCCAAACTACTACGTTTTAGTTCATCGACTTCTGGAGAAGACCAAGTATCACTTGATACTTATATTGAAAATATGAAGGAGGGTCAGGATAAAATTTATTATATTGCTGGAGAATCAATTGAATCAGTTCGTTCATCTCCTTGTCTTGAACAACTAAAGGCAAGTAATCTAGAGGTCCTTTATTTCACAGACCCAATTGATGAATATATGACACAACAAATGAAAGATTATGAGGGAAAGACATTTGTATGTATTACAAAGGAAAATCTTGATTTGGGTCAATCAGATGACGAAAAAGCGGCATTTGAAGAGAAGGTTAAAAATATGGAGAAAGTATGCGCCCATATTAAAGATGTTCTTTCAGGACAAGTAGAGAAGGTTATCGTGTCAAAGAGACTTTCAGACTCACCATGTACCCTTGTAACAGGTGAATATGGATGGTCTGCTAATATGGAACGCATTCTTAAGGCACAAGCACTACGAGATTCAAGTATGGATATGATGATGGGGTCTAAGAAAACAATGGAGATTAACCCAGATAATAAGATTATTTGTAAGGTTCAAGAACTTCTAAATTCAGACGAAGACAATCATAAGACTACAAATGATCTAATCTGGTTGATGTATGAATCGTCTCTTCTATCATCTGGATTTACTCTTGAGAATCCATCAAAATTCACGAGTCGGATTAATAGACTTATCGAACTAGGTCTTAATATTTATGAGGACGACGATGAAGAAGTAGTAGATGACCTTCCACCCCTAGAAGAATCAACGGATGAACCAGAAGAAGAAAGCACGATGGAAGAAGTTGATTAAATTATATCATTGGTGATAAATTATAATCAGGCGCAATATTAGGATGAGGCAATGTAATTGGATACTTATCAACATTTATATTAGGTTGTATATGTTCATCTGGTTGCCCCATAGTGAATCGATTCGATTTAGAACCTGATTGCTGACATTTATAATCTAGATTTTTTGGACCATCTGGTGTCGCACTTAAACACATCCCTTTATTTTTATATGAACAATACCCGCATTTTGTTTGTTTTATACATTTTTCTTTACTATATTGTTGGCATATATCATTATTTGCCATACACTCGTCTTTAGACTGATATCCTTTTATTGGTACTCCTAAAATATCATTCCCTAGATATTTTGTTGTTTTAATACATTTTCCATTTACAGAACTATATCTATGAGTAGGGTGTTTATTATCGTAAAATTCTGTTTTTCTTAATAAATATTTTTGATTTTTAATTGATATATATATATTTAATACTATCAATACTATCAATACTATTAATATAATTACTTCCATATTAATATATATTAACATATTATAATATGTTATTAATAGCCACTAGTATTATAAATCACCTTGCTAATAAAGAAGAACATTATCATAATAGAGATAATAATAATACTGGAATTATGCGAGTATTATTTATATTATATATAATATTTACAATAACTGCTATAATAACTATGGTATCGTCTGCGATTGTTGCGTATAAATGTAATTTCAAAGAAAATATGTTTATTAGAATATGTATTTTAATATTTGCCTTATTATTTAGTGAATTTTATGTTCCGTATTACTTAATTAAATATGTAATTCTTGGTCACAAATGCGGTGATAATACATATCAAGCCAATCGTAGAAATAATCGTAGAAATAAATAAATATATATAATATATTATATAATATATGATTGAATTCTTTGCCTGTAATGCTATCGCAGAGCATCTTAATAAGAAATATAATGAAAACTTCAATAATGACAATGAATATATGTATATTAATATAAAAGATAAAGGGTTTGTAGCAGGAATGATTGTATCCCTCATTATATCTATTATAACAGCTGTTATTGCGTTTCAATGTAATATTAAGGCCAAAGCGGGTGTTAAGTTTATTATAACATTATTTGCGTTCTTCTTTAGTGGATTCTATTTAATATACTACTTCATCGTATATGTTATATTTGATTCACAATGTAATGGAAACAACAACTTTTTAAAGGCATTCTCTAGAACGTCAAGGAAAAAGAAGAAGACAACTAGACGTCGGAAGTAATAATTCAATAAAATTCGAATTATTAATGATATTAGATAAAATATTCAATTGGAATGTTCTCGTTCAATTCTGCTATCGCATTTATGTGGTCGACGTTGAACGGCTCCAAATGGGTTTCCAAAGACCCTCTGAAAAAGAAGGACCCTCCGAAAAAGAAGGAACCTCCAAAGGATGAACCTCCGAAAAAGAAGGAACCTCAAAAGGACATTCATCCGCGTCCTAGACTCGTTATTCCGCGATGTAATCGTTAATATATGGTTACACGACCTGTGGTTTTTATAATATTATAAATTTTTTCTTTAAAATCGGTTTTACTAAATTTATTAATACGTTTATACATAAGCGGTGTTAATGTATTTTGGTTATCAAAGTATTTCATATACATTATATCAAAATCTATAATTGATATATGTCCTGATTCGTTTATACATATATTTTTCCCATTATCATTTAAATCAAGATGGGTTATATTTACTTTATCAAGAATATTAAGAATACAATCTATCTGTTTATATATAGAGTCATCTTCTATTAATATTTGAACTCGTTTCTTTCTTAATTTTTGTACATCTTCTCCTTGATGGGTCATTGTTATATATCCACTATTATTATTTGATATATATTTAACAAGGGTTGGAAAATGTGGTAAATCTCGACCACATGTACATCCATATTTAATATATGCCTTATATAATAGTTTCATACATAGTATTTCTCTGTTTAATCCATTAATATATGAATAACCACTATATATATTAAGTTGATTGGCTTTTTTAGTAGTCACACTTTTTGTAATCGTTTTCATTATTATAAATATACTATTTATATAATAACATTAACCTTATGTAATAACATTAACCTTATGTATAGGAGGACTATTTTCATACTCTTTAATTGTTTTATTGTGTTCATCAATTTCATTTAATTTACTAGACTTGCTTATATTATTGTGTCTGAATTCCATATCAGTTAATACCTTATTTATATCATTATTAAATTGTTGTTGATTAATTCCTTGTTGTGCATTATTATATTGGTCTAGTGATGTTGACCTAGTATATTCATTAACATTCGATAATATTTTAGTTTCGTGTGCTACATTAGATGGGGCTAATTTCACCACTTTCTTTTTAATGACCACTTTCTTTTTGATAAAGAATTTCTTGAATAACAAGAATGATAATACACCAAGACAACATCCAATTATTCCACCTAGTATTACTTGTTGAATAGTATGATATCTATGTGTATATCTGCTATACATAACAACAAATGTTATGAGAATAAGATAAATAATACTTATATTATCGTGTAATTTTAATTTATGATAATTGATGTATTTACATTGTGTTTTATTATATAAAATTTGTATAATCCAGAATGTTGAAACAAAACTCATCAGTTGAGAATGACCAGATGGCATTCCAAATGATATACTATTATTATAATAGTTTTCTAACATATCGAGTTTTGGATGTCCTCTTGGTCTATCACCTCTACCCAGTATTGGTATATTTTTATTACCAATCTTATAATACAATGGTTTAAATATAAAAGTCTTTAATAATACATTAATTATATTACAACATATACATAGTCCAAAAAATATAAATCCTCTAATATTATTAAAAATTATTCCAAATGAAAGAGATGATATAATAATCATTGATGGGATATATTTACATATATCAAGTATATAATTATATAGTAGCATATAATTATATAGAATATTATTTATGAAACTTAATGGTTTGTATAATCACCTTTTACAATGTTCCATATAAGTTAAGATTATCAATATACATAAATATATTATTATTTAAATTATACGATGAAAAACTATCAAATATATTTAAATTATTATCCGAATCACCCTTATTTAAATACGTAGATAATTTAGATATATGTGTCATAATATAGGGGTTGGATATTAATATGACACTATCAATACTAGGAACATTCCAACATCCTCTTATATCACCATTAACAATTGCTTGAAAATCAGGTGATGGTTTATTTTCAGCAAGCATTAGATTGAAATTTGGAGTATCTCCACTAGTAGGATTTAAATGAATCATATATGGTGCTATAATATTCTTGTTGCGTTTAATTAATTCTTCTATCATTTTATTATCCTTAATTATTGGATTGTCGCAAATACATAAAACATTGTCATATCCCCCTTTCTTAACCCTCTCCATTGTTGATATCATATAATCCGTTTTATTTATTTTACCATGAATATTAATGTTTAATGGGTTATTCTTAATATAATTATATAATTCGTCATTATCTATATATAAATCAAATTCTAACTTATTGTATTTGATATTTAATATTGAATCTAATGATTTTTGATTAAAACTATCAATATATACAGATATAAGAATCTTCTTATCATTATACCCCACCTTCAAATCATTAGACCTATTATATCCATATGTAGCTCTATAATTAAGGGGTATATAATTACATATATTATTATATATAACTCGATTCGTGCGCTCTGTCATATCCATTTCTTCTTTAATGCTAAACATTTTTTTCTTATCTCGCTCTGGTCCATTTAGAGTAATTATAGCAGGCATTGTCTTTTTTGGACCATTCATTAATCGAGACGCCATAACATCAAGTTTAAATATATTTTCAGTATCATATACATTAAAGAATATATTAGTGTTATTATCAATCCCAATCAATGTCTTCGTATCAGTTAGTTTAGATAATATATCATTGGTCCCATTCTTTAAAATAGAACATACATCATTATAGAACCCTACTATATTTTCAGTTTCAATATAGTTAAATAATTCGTCTGAAGTGTATTTAATTTCGTCAGACCCCATTAATTTTGAACCAAATAGAACTTTAACCCCAAACTTCAAGAATTTTTCAATTATTTCGTCAATATTTGTTGTTATAATAGAATGTTCCGAATTAACAACTATAACGATTACGTTATCTCTCTTTTCACTTGAATTTAAATAATTATTTAATATTTTCATCTTACTCGACCCCTTCTCACCTATATTGGTTGGGTATAAATTGAATTTATTAAGAGATTCCTTGAATCTTAAATAACCATCCGTCGAAGTATCATGGCATAGATTCAATATTTCAATTTCATAATCTTTGTATTTAATCTTTTCATTTTCATTTATGGTATTAATTGATGATTCCACATCACTATCCATAAATGCCTGTTCTTCTGGTTTAATAAGCATTGGTTCAAGCGCATACGCAACTAATGGAACTAACTTATATTTATCTTTTATATCCGAATTTTGAAAATTCGGATGGTTTTTCCCAAATGATATTGGAATAAATTCATCAACTGGAATTAAATTCATTTTGAAATTTGATTGTATAAATTTCAAAGCACCCGAATATGTTATATAATATCCAATCGTCCAATAACTAAATTCAGGTTTAATTAAATTACGACAATATTTTCGCTCGGTTTCTACTAATTTCTTTCTTCCAAAATATATTAAATCAGCATCAATTGGTTCGTCGTATGTATTTGTTTTATTTATAAAATCATCGCTAAACACAGCGTCATCTTCAATAATTAAAGAATGATTGTAATTATTTTTTACAATTTCTTCCCATATTGTACAATGACTTAGCGCACACCCGATTTCACCATTTGTTATACTCGACTTTTTAAATGGATCCTTCCACGTTTCTAATATACCTGCGTTGTTTTCTTCTAGATATTTAGAATTAATATTAATCCCGTCAATTGCTTCGAATATTGTTATATTAATGTCTCCATCTGGGTCAATCTCATTAATACGTTTCAGCATTCTCTTTAATTTATCCTTACGCCGTTTTAGATTAATAATATATATATTTTGAATTTTCATTAGTATATTTATATAAAAAATAATATTCTTTTATACTTATTTACTTGTTTACTTATTTACTTATTTACTTATTTACTTATTTACTTGTTTTCTTGTTTTCTTGTTTTCTTGTTTACTTATTTACTTGTTTACTTACTCTTAAATGATTGTTATCAGTAATAATATTATCAGTAATAATATTATCAGTAATATAATTATTACTTATAATAATAATGTTAGTTAAATATATATGAATAAATATATGTCTTATTGTCCTTGTATAGACCAATTTATTACAAAACTAAAAACGGAAGATATAAGTTATTTATACCCGTGTAATTGGAGTATGCCTTGTTCATTGCGTTTTCCATGTACTAGACCATCAAACCAAACAGATATGGAAGAATTAAAAAAAGAAATAGATGCTATTAAGAAATTAAATGGATTCAATATTAACCCATTGACTAGAGAAAGTTCTGACGATATCATAGAAAATACAAACTATGATAATGTAATAGACGAAGATATAAAAAACGCCATTATAAATCTAAAAACAGACCTTCAAACATTAAATTTCAAATTAAATGAAATAGAAAAGAATGTTCAACATAGTGGTGTGTCTGATGCTTTTTGTATAGTTGATAAAGAAGTTGATGAAGAATAATATTTATTGCTGATTACATTCCATTTTCTGTCCGTTCGGGCGTTGATCTTCATCGTCTGAATCATATGAATTATTCGAAGCACTACATTGAGTGAGATTATGTATGGTATTATCTTCGGGATCAACGACTCTATTCTTTTGTTTTAAAATTCGCGATAGAGTTTTGAAAGTGTCTTCTGAATATTCGATATTCTGTGGATATTCTATTTTGAAATTAATATATAAATCACCACTAACACCGGACATACCAGTAATAGGGAAGCCTAAACCAGCAACTCTGTAATTCTTATTTGGTTCAATTATATCATCTATCTTAATATGTCGCTCATCACCATCTATATAATCAAGTGAAATAGAAGTCCCCACCAGACTTTCATATAGATTAATTTCTACATTTTCCATATAAATGTCATCTCCATTTCTACGGAATCTTTCATTATCCTCGACTTTTACCACTAACACCATATTACCTCGTTCGCCTTTTTCATTTTCGTGACCCTTATTTTTGAATGTTAATTTCTCATTCGATTTAACACCCTTTGGAATTTCAATCGTTACAATATCATTCTCCGCAACAAACTTTTTCATATTACATTTATTACAAATATCAGAACGATTATAAATAGTCCCCTTACCATCGCAAGAATCACACTCTCGTTGAACTTGTTGAACGATTGGACCCATTTGCATCATTGATACTTTAACGCCTTTACCATTACAACCAGTACAATGTTTTACTTTAGCACCCTTTTTAACACCCTTACCTTCACATATAATACAACATTTATTATATTGAAATTCCTTATTCATTTTCTTACCGGAAAATACATCCTCCAAATCAACATTAATCATCGCAATAATATCAGTCTCTCTCTCTTGTTCTTGTTCGCGTCTTCGTTGTTGACCCCCTCCAAACATTTGACTAAACATATCACTATGAGATTCGGGAGGTACCCCACCATTCATTTGACTGAGCATATCATATCCATACTTATCATATATATTGCGCTTTTCTTTATTATTAAGTATTTCATATGCTTCTGACACTTCCTTGAATTTTTTCTCAGATTCTTCTTTATTTCCTTGATTGCGGTCCGGGTGATATTTCAACGCAGATTTCCTATATGCTTTTTTAATATCTTGTTCTGTCGCCTGTTTATTAACACCAAGTATTTTATATAAATCTTTACTCATAATATTGTTATTATATTCTTTTATATAAAATAAGTCTTAAATAATTTATAAGTTAAACTTATTTATGATTATTGTTTTGGTCGTGTATTAATTTTACTATTACTATTACTATTACTATTACTATTACTACTATTACTATTATTGTTATTATTGTTATTATTATTGTTATTATTATTGTTATTATTATTGTTATTATTGTTATTGTTATTGTTGTTATTGGTTCTACGCGTTGTATTTGGAACCAAGTTAGTTCTAGTATTTCCTAATCTTGCTTTAATCATATTATTCATTTGTCTAGTAGCATTATTGTATTGAACAGGCTGTGGTATACGAGAACTATTTAATTTGACGGGTGAATTACTAGTTGATTTAATACTATTGGAATTAATACTCGAATTAGCACTAGCATTAGCACTAGCATTAGCACTAGCATTAGCACTAGCATTAGCACTAGCATTAGCACTCGAATTAGAGCTATTTAATAATTTTGTCAAACTATTTGAGTTATTCGATTTAATATTTTCAGTATTCTTTGTACTTCCTAATAATTCATTTATATCATTTACTAACTGGGGGTTATTCTTAATATTATGTATTAGTGCGTCAACTTCTTGTTTTTTATTAACAACATTCGTTTTTGATAATTTATCGGTAAATAATTTAAATAGTTGTACGATAGTTTGAATATTATCCTGAGATGTCGTTAAATTTCCTTCATATTCAGTCACCTTACTATTTAACTCCTGTTTCTCTTGATTTAATCTAGATAATTCTGTTTGTTGTCTTTCAATCTTTGAATTCTTGTTTTGTAAATTAGATTTATGAGTATTTAAAGTATTTTTATATTGACCCAACTCTTTATTCTTATTACCTTTCATATTAGCAAGTCCAGCTACAACCGACTTTAACTCTGACTTAATTTCATTCAATTCTTGGCTTATACTTGTTTTTTCATTTTCTAGTTTCCTATATAAATCTTCAATTTGAGGAGAGTATTTATTCGAAAAATGTTGTTTTATATCGTGTCGCACATTTTCCACATTTAATGTCTTATTGTTCTTTGTTTTATTCAAGAATTCTTTGGGTGTCATATTAACTATCTTTCTATTACTATTATTGTTATTACTATTATTGGGTGATTCTTTATTATTTGTAATATTATAGCCGATACTACCTAACCAAAAAAATCTACTATTTGGACTAATCATATAATATATATAAATATATTAAGTATTTGATATATATTAAGTATTAATTAATGAAAACTAGAATAAGAAAAACCATTGTTCTATTAATAATTATATTAATAATTCTATCATATATTTATAGACAGGGTTCAATAAAGAAACATCTATTTTGGAATAACAAACAACCTATTATATTACATAATAAGAATTCGACAACAGGAATAATAAAGGAATTGGTGAATCTACATATATTAGACACACCATCTAATATGAAACAAATTATATTTAACAACGATAATATAGACACTCTTATTAATTTTGTCAATAACCATTTTGAAGAAAAAGCACTAATAACACAGAGTTATATTAACTGGCAACTACCAAATAGTCTTCTATATGGACTAAAAGGAAATGATTTATATGGGGTTATAGTTGGAAATATTGTATATCTTAATATTTTTAATAAAAGATATAAGACAATATATGTTGATTATTTATGTATTGATAAAAAATATAGAACACAAAATTATGCGCCACTTCTTATATCATTTATAATCGATTATATGAAGAAAAATGAATGTTATATATCATTATTTAAATCAGATAATACGAAACACCATTTCAAACATTTCTATGAAACGAATTATTATACACTTGATGTTAAATCATATTATAAAAGAAATAAAATAATATCTAATAATAAGATAGTCAACTTATATAATAGTATATCTAATAAACGCGACTCATTAATAGATAGTGTTGGCACCAATGTATCTATTCGAAGATTAAATAATATAGATGAACTATCTATATTATTTGATATATATACTATATGTAATCATACATATAAGGTGTATGAAGAGATTGATAAAAAAACATTTTATAATAAACTATCCAATAATATAGTAAATGTTTATGTATTCGAACTAGATAATAAGATAATTGGATATATAGTATTAACTAAATTATATTATCCCAAAATACAATCTAATATATATGATATATATCATTTCTTTATATCAGACCCTGTCTATCTAACAACTACATTTTTAACTAAATTAATTAAATATTTTGTAGATTATAATATATTATATATATCAACCCTGTCTAATGAAACAACCGCATTTCTTATAAAAAATCTTAATATGTTAAAAGGTGCTAAAACATACTATTATCTATATAACTATAATATAAATATCGCATCTAAAGATGTATTATTATTTTGATTAATGTATTTTTATCTTTTTAACAAATATTTGTAATTTTTATCTTTTTAACAAATATTTCATCTATTATTTCTTCTATTCTGGATACTAGTATTATCTTAATATCGGCGGTATCCATACTATTTAAACTATCACTACTCGATGACATTAACTCGGTCTGTTTTTCCATATATTTATCATAATCCTCCTTATTATCTTTTGGGATTAATATAGTTGAAACACCCGCTTTAATCGCACCATCTATTTTCGAACTAATCCCCCCCACCTCACACACATTCCCACTTAAATCCACCTCACCTGTTAATGCCATATCATTTCTTACTGCTATTCCACACATTCTAGATATAATAGCAATTGTAATAGCACATCCAGCAGAAGGTCCATCTTTTGGTGTAGCACCCTCAGGACAATGAATATGTAAGCCCCAATGTCCGTTTTTATCCCAATCAGTTTTAATTGATTTTTTTACAGAAGAAGGTAATAGATTCCAAGCCAACGTTTTAGCACAATGCATACTTTCTTTCATAACATTGCCCTGTTGCCCTGTTAAATGAAGAGAATAATTTTGCGCAGATGGGGTTTTCAATACTTCTATTATAGTTAATCCACCAATAGAAGCACCTGTCGCATATAAACCATTTACTAATCCAACATAAGGTTTTTCTGCGATTTTCTTAACTTTAATAATGGGTTTATCACTAAATACATCTTTTATATATTCTGTTGTTATTGTATATGGAATCGTTAAATCGTCCATAATTAATTGAAGATTAATTTCCCTAATTATAACAAGTAAGTGCTCGTGTAGTTTTCGCACACCTGCTTCATATGTATAATTATCAATCAAGTATTCAATCTCACACCTTTTGATTATAATATCATCTTTTGTAAAACCGACTATATCAAATATCTCTGGTAATATATAATCCTTTGTAATCTTAATCTTTTCATTTCTTGTTAATCCTTTTATCTGAATCTCGTGAATTCTATCCTTTAATATATGGTCAATCGCACCAGAATCATTATATGAGAATATAAATAATACTTTGGATAAATCAATTGGAATACCCGCAAAATATCTATCATTGAATTCCATATTTTGAGACAAGTCCGTTATATGAGTAAGTATAGATATAATCTCTTTACCCTGTTCTGTTTTACTTATTTTATCAACCTCGTCAATGTATATAATCGGATTCATACACTTTGTTGTAATCAATATATCAATTATTTTACCCCATGTCGAACCCAAATAAGTATAATGATGTCCTTCTAAAAGAGACCCATTATTAGAGCCACCCAATGGTACAAACGCAAAGGGGCGAGTTGATCCATCTTCATTAATAAGACATTTAGACAATCCATTCTTACATAATGTTGTTTTACCAACACCAGGTGGTCCGCAAAACCCAATACAACCACCCGTCATTTTCCCATTCATCCATTGTCCTATTAAACGAGATATTTGTTTTTTTGCATTTAAATGCCCGTATATACAATTATCTAATATACTATTTACATCACTAATATAGTTTATCTTTGCTTTCTTATATTCCAACCACTTATATATAAGGTCATATATAATATTATAATATATATCGACAATATGTAATGTATTGTCGGAATGACCAACATCATTGCCAGCATCATTGCCAACATCGCTACCAACATCTAACATAGTATTAACTCCAATATCACATGTTATTTCATTTATTTTATTATTCATTAATTCTATTGTATCTGTTGTTATTGTATCATTATCAATTAATATGTTCTTTAAATGTTGTATGTTTTTTATCTTATCAATATATTCATTTATTTTATCTAAATGGGGTATATTGGTTATAGAGAGTAATTCATTCACTTTCAAGTCATATTCATCAACATTGTCACTATCACTATGAGAATCTTCATCGGTGAAAATGTCACTATCGCTTTGAGTGTCTTCATCGCTCAAAGTGTTTTCTTGTATAATATATGTTAAATTATTACAATCATCTATATTAAGTATTTTAATTATATCTCGTTTAGACAATAGTCTGATATTATTACCGGATGTTTCTTTAATTTGTTGCCCTAGCTTATTTAATACATATACCGCAGAACGAATGTATTTATTAATAGAATGATCCGTCTTTAATTGATTATAATCAATTAATAAAGGACTTGTTATATCATATATATTGATATTCGAAATAGTTTCTAAGGAATGTTTAATATATTTTAGTTTATTTTGTAAAATATCAACATAATTATCAATGAACGATAATATTGCTTCTTTTTTATAAATACTAAAGGGTATTTGTAAAATACCATCCAGAAATTGATGTGCTTTAACAGCATTTTCCTTACTTCCTTTTATGTCCTTCAATTTATCGAATGCTTTTTTCTTAATATTTTCGGTTGTTTTCATTAAATGTATCCTTTTTTCATATGGTATATCAGTTTCTGTTAAATTATTATACATTATATTATTTTTATCAGAATTAACTATAACAGATTTAAATAATTTTTGAACACTGCGATGCATACTCGCATATATTTCATTATATTGATGATTATAAACATCATCATTCTTTTCTAATATATTATATATAACATGTGCTAGAAATTGGTCATCACTATTAGATATAACAAAAAGTGTTAATATATATCTCTGTTTCTCAATACTACTATTCATAAACTCTTTAATAAGAGATGATACTGGTTTATGTCTAAATTCAAGTAAATCATTATATCCGGTTTCAATTAAATGTAAGATTTCATTCTCAGATAATACAATAAAATCACGTAGAGATATTTGGTCGAGGTAGTTATTCTTAAAATCACACGTAGTATTAATCAATTGAATATGTTTTATAATATTGAGATATTTCTCTTGAAAAGACCCATTAACTCTTATACTATTTAACGGGTCTTTTTTAAAAATACCATCTAATGTAATCTTATAGGATTTAAAATAATATATTAATATTGCGCCGTCTAGTTTTTGAACTAGAGAAATATTACTAGATTTGGGTCTTTTTTTTAAAACGATTTTAACATTTTTTATATAACGAGATTGGATTTCATATTTAAACGACATTGGTATAAAAAAACCATTATAGAAATTTAATATATTTTTATATTCGGGGTAATCAATTAACATCGAAATATTAAGAAATTTATCTATATATGATATCATATCATTATAACCTGTTTTTTGTATTAGAGAATTTAAATTATTATCTAATACAGATATTGATTTATTTATATTATTAATCTTATAGTTATATAACCGAATATTTTTTGATTCATTTAGAATAAAATTATACATATCAAATATGGATTCTAATTCATCCATATTAGTATTATATAGAGGTGTTGAAATTATACATTTATTGACACAAGAATGAATATGACTCATTATATTTTTTATGATATCATATATATTTCTCAACTTGTTTTGTATAATTTGTTTACTTATTTTAATATTGAAATAAATATTTTCAATATATAATACTAATGCTTTATTATTAACACCCATTATATTAATAAGATATATATATATTATATTATATTATTAATTATATAACCTTAGATATAATATAATTAAGTTATAATTATAAGATTATTTAAAACCCATATAATATGGTATATAATAATTCTAAAAATAAAAAAAACTATAGACGGAATAAACATAAATTAAACAATAATATGAAACCCCCTCCAATGAATTATGGATACCCCCAAATGAATTATGGATACCCTCCTATGAATTATGGATACCCCCAAATGAATTATGGACACCCTCCAATGAATTATGGACCCCCTCCAATGAATTATGGGCATCCCCGCAGTATATACCCAGACTTGAATAGATCTAATATAGATAATAAGAAGACAATGAATGATTCTACACCAAATCTAAAACATAGTAATACAGACCCTATAGGTCATACAGACCCTGTAAAAAAATTCCAAGATATTGTTAAGAAGTTAGAATCGAAGCATTCTAATACAGAAGATAGTTCGGACGCAAATATATTTGTTAAGTTCCCCCATGTAGTATTCAATACAGAAGAGACAACGACTAAAATTAAAACGGAACCCATTACACATATATCATCGTATTTCGATAAAGTTGAAGACACTGAATTAACTATATTAGATAAAGAAATCAATTCAATAGATGATATAATATCACTTGGTAAAACATATGACCCGAATGATACGAAGAGATATACGCTTAATTTAGACATTCTTCATAAATTGATAGAACCACTTGAGAAATTGAAATTGATGATTGGGATGGATGATATTAAAAAAACCATTGTTGATTTAATTATATATAATATCCAGAATTTCGAGATTGGTAATTCTTCAATGCTTCATACTATTATAGAAGGTAGTCCTGGTACAGGTAAAACAGATGTAGCTAAAATAATAGGAGAAATATATCTTAAAATGGGTATTCTAAAGAATAATGTATTTAAGTCTGTTAAACGAACTGATTTAATAGGACAATACTTGGGGCATACGGCAGATAAAACACAACAAGTTATAAATGATGCAAAAGGGGGGGTGTTATTTATAGACGAAGCATACTCATTGGGTAATCCAGATGGTAAAGACAGCTATTCAAAGGAATGTATTGATATTATTAATCAGAATTTATCAGAAGAAAAATGTAATTTTGTATGTATTATAGCTGGTTATGCGGATGCCCTTAAAAAATCATTTTTTAGTTATAATATTGGATTAGAGCGACGATTTCCATATAGATTTAAGATTCAAGACTATAAAGATGTTGAATTACGAGATATTTTTAATAAAATCGTAAAAGAACATAACTGGAATTTTTTTGATGGATTTAACCCGAGTATATCTTTTTTTGAGAAAAATAAATCATATTTCAAATTTTTCGGTGGTGATTTAGAGAACTATTTTAATTGCTGTCGTATAGCACACGCCAGAAGAGCAATGACAATTAAACCAATTGATAAAAAAAAATTAACAGAGAATGATTTAAAGAAGGGTCTTGAATTTTTCATTCAAAACGATGAAATTAAGAAACGAGTTGAAAAAGATAATCGGTCTGATATGTATATATAATATACTTAAACACGCTATTATATAATACATATAAGAACAAAATGACATCAAGAAATAATAATCAACCTAATAATAGCCAGTCTGTGGCTACAACCCCAGTAGTTACAACAACCCCAGTGGTTACAACAACAATTGCTAAAACCGCAACAATTTCAGAACAATATTCTAACAACATTGTGTGGGGGTCAGTTGACCCACTTAATGGAGAACTATCTCTATATCCGACGGATAGTTCTGCGACACTAGAGGAACACAACGCTAGAAATGACCCATCCGTTCAGTTGGATATTTTCGGAGGACTAACCATTACATTTAATAATGGAAAACCCTATCAGAAAACATCAACTGGATATCGCTCAGTATTCAGACATCAATATCAAGAAGGCGATACGGAAATCACTAAACTAGTGGAACATAACGCACATTATAACGCGTGGTATCTGTCAGAAACCAAGACATCACATATTGGATTCTTGGTGGATACATCCGGGTCAATGACACATATTTATAAGAATGTAGTAGAACAAGGACTGCTCGAATTCATCAACGAACAAAAGAAGATTCAACACGATGTGAAGTTTTATGGGTCGACATTCTCAAATGAGCTCCATCATCTGTTTAATGGGGTAGATCTGAAGACTGAAACAACCATTGAAAACCAATATTATAGTATTGTTCCAAGTGGAAGTACGGCGTATTATGATGCGGTTTGTGATATGATTGGATTTATTAGTAATAATTATACTATTAATGATGAGGTGGTTATTGTAGTCGTATCTGACGGGGGTGACAATGCTAGTCGGCGGCATTCAATTCATACAATGAGGTCTGCGATTCTTGCTAAGAAGGCACAAGGATGGAATATTGTTATGATTGGGACAAATAGTCTTGACGCAGAGCAACTATCTCAAAATTATGGTATTGGACGTGGAGCATCTCTAAACACGGGTGCTACGAGAGATGGAATGCAACAAGCATTTAGGGGTGTATCGGCTGGGGTCCAACGTTCCCGTACTGGTGAAAGTCAAGGGGTGGAATTCACCGAGAACGAGCGGGCGTATTCGGGTGGTCGGTAAAATTGAATTAAATATAATATCAAATCCAAAGGAAACAATGACTGAAGAAAACGTCGAAAGAGTGTTTAATGTGTCGTCTATGACAGGACATTCAGCAAATGGCAAATGGACCAATCATACATCCGTCCAAGATGTTATTAATTTATTCATTATTTTTTTTGGTGATGGTCACTATCTTCTTTTCGTCGATGACACACCGGACCCACTACCTCCAAATGGATTGATTAAGGATTTCGTAAAAGGCTCTTTTACGAATTTCAGAGTTATTGAGGTGACTTCAACTGCTTCTCTTATTGGAGAGTATAGGGGTTTCAGGAATACTTCCCCTATTTCATTGTTGGAATATATGACGATTTTTATTGAAACGAAAAACTCATTAATGTTTAGTTTTATTTTCGCAGCTAGCATCATTGAGAATGACCGACAAAACGAGATGATTCTGTTGTGGAATAGACACCCGAATAAAGATGGATATCACTGGACAGTTATCAGAAGATATAATATCCAACACACCCCTATCTTTCAATATATGACAGATGAGGATATAAGTTCATTGAATCTCGATGGAGATGTTAGATGTCACGACTCATATCCTTATCAAATTGACGCTAAATATGATGGAAAGAGCGTTGTTAATTATATTGAACCTATTACTCAAGAAATTGAAAAAAAGTATGTATGGTTCCGACCCCCTAAGTGCGAGCGCTGTAAACCTGGAAAATGGGATGATAGTTATTGCATCGGTTGTTCTATCCGTAATAGAAACTACCTTCTTGGTATTTCAACATTTCCCAAAAGAATCGGCTTCCTAAGCTCGTGGCATTGAGATTAAGTACTCTTAGATTAACTTCTTTATAAAATCAATTGGGATATCTTTTTCAGAACGAATAATATATAATATATTATATGAACGAAATTATACAAAAATTATGGAATTGTAAATATTCTCTTTTATTTTTTATTTTATATATGTTAGTAACAAGATATATATCTCGATCGAAATGGTATGCGTCGTCTATGATATTGTATTTTCCAAATTTACAAAAAGTTGATGTTCATATAAAAGATAGAATTTTCCAATTTATAACAATTATAATACTCTATATATTATATGTTCTTATTACAAAAGAAATATCAATAAAACCAGATATAACATCGTTAATAAATTTTTTTAATGGTACTTTTATTGGATTACTCATTCTAATAACACATACTATTGTTTCATTATTAACTGGGTCAATCAAGATAAAAGGTTATAATTTCAATTATAAGTTAATATTATATGTTATATATATTTATTTCATTGGAATGATTATGACTGCTTTTACAGAAGAGTTGATAATGAGAGGTGTATTACAGCATTCATTATCTAAATATTTCAATAAAGAAATTATAATATTATGTTTATCACTTATATTTGGTTTATGGCATATTGGTAGTGGAATATTATATGCTATTGGTGCATTTATATATGGTATATTATCTGGCGTTTTGTATATACAAAAAGGATTTTATATGTGTTTTGGATTACATTTTGGACACAACTTCTTCGAAAGTATATTTAACTCACAAACAATTATAAAATATAAAAATATTAAACCATTCTTAAATGGATATCGTGATACACCAGATGAGACTGGTTTCATCGATATAATGATTTATTTGGCATTAACTATATATGTGTGTATTAAGTATTATACGTAACATCCCCCACCAATTGCCCAATTCTTCTTCTATTTGTATTATTTCAGCATTTTCAACTTGTTGAAGTAATCGTGTGAATTCATCCTTTGTGAATAAATGATAATATCTTTTTATAAATACATAACACCTATAATTAATATATATATATATTATATGGTCAAATATAATATATGTTATAATAATCAGAGTGGTTGTTTTACAATGAAAAAAGTTTTACTTACTACAAATATTAATGTTATACAAGGTGAGTTTATAAATGGTCGGTTTTGTATAAAAATACAAATTAATACATCTACTTCATCATATAGTTGTTTTACGGCGGTTGATTTTGGTAGTAATATGCCACTTCAATTAATGACATCTACTTGCTGTAATAGTAAAACATATGATGATAAATTTAAGACTACTATATCACTATCGCATAATTGCCCGAGTTGTGATAATATCGAGTGCCTACCTTTTAATAAACAAAATTCTTCAAAGACAGATTTTAGAAAGGGTATAATTTGTCCTTCTATAAAATTTGATTCATCTACTCTAAATGTAGGTCATCAAAATATTAATTTACAAAATCAACAAAATGAATTAACAAATGTTTATTTTGTACAAGATTCTAATGCGTCAGTACCTGTTCATACTGGATTTACTTATAATAGTCCTTTTTTAAGAACGTTATTAATATCTTTTTCAACAACTAGTATAACACTCGATATTAGTAGAGCTCAATTAAGATTTAATGATATAGTCGATAATAGATTTTCTATTAATTGGTATCGGGCAAACCACCATGCAGGCAGAAGTATTAAAATAACAAATATAAATGGAACGGAATTAGACCATAACCGGACATTTTTAATTGATACTGGAAATGATTCTTTTTTAACTTATGATAGTACACTTGCTTCTATATTTAATAACGATGATATATCAAAGGAATTATCATTTGAAATTGAAAATAAGATTAAAATAACATTCCCTGCTAATATACGACATAATACTACAATGTCGCCTCCAATTCTAAATAAACACGATACTAAGTTAGACGAATCATATCCGTATTCACACAATGTACTTGCATTAGGGTTTTTATCGAATTTTATACTTAACTTTAATGATTCTACAAGATTAATTAAGATAGTATCTGTTAATCCAAACATTATAATCGAAAATATTAATTAGTGAGTTATCCTTATAACACCCCACCAATTGCCCAATTCTTCTTCTATTTGTATTATTTCAACATTTTCAACTTGTTGAAGTAATCGTGTGAATTCATCCTTTGTGAATAAATGATAATATCTTTTTATAACGTGTCCTTTATTTACTTCCCACGTTATGAAATAGTCATTATTATTGCCAGTATTATCATCATTTATTTTGATGAATTTCTTGTTTTTTGGTATATCCGCAGACCATACCTGTATAAATATAGTTCCACCCGGCTTTGTTACTCTTACTAGTTCATTTATTGCTTTTAGGCGGTCTTCTTCTTTTTCTATATGATGAATAACAGCAACAGAAAAAGAGTGGTCAAATACAGAATCACGATATGGAATCGTTTTAATGTTTATCGTTGAAACATCCAACCCTTTTTTACTACATATCTGGTTATTCGATTCACAGAAATCGAATCCAATACATCGTGTCTTATTTTTCACGAGCATATTCTTACCATTCCCACATCCAGCATCTAATAAAAGACTGGTGTCATCCGTTGATTGAATGAATTCCTTTATTCCCTTCCACAAATATTCCCGCGTTTTATCAAAATGTTCGGCAATTTGCGAATAAGGTTTCAATACATATTCAAGTTCCATTTTAGTTATGCTATATATATGTTATAATATGGAGTTTTCTTTATAATTAGTTGTAATGTTATGTCGGTTAAACATCTATGCCATTGAATATGAATCTGAATTTGTAGTAGCAACAGTTTGTTCGCCTGTCGAGGCGTCAAAACATGCCATACTACCAGCACAGCAACAACAGCACGGGATACAAAGAACCACTAGCATCATTAGTGCACCATAGATCTTGATAAGCACACACATCATAGTGTACACCCATTGATTCGGTGCGTCAATACATTGAGACCGGGCGGTCGTCCAGAAGTCATTGTAGAAAAGGATGTAACTTTTTGGATATGCGTCCCAAAGTTGACCCATCCAGTAAAACTGGTTAATCATACATCCGATAATCACAAAAAAACAGATTTTCTGAATGATTTCACCCCTCTGACCGAACACAATGGCAATGGCGAGAATGATGTATGTCACCATTGACACGATTGTCCCATACATCGCGTATTGAATGTAGTCGTATTCCAGATGCATGTCACATCCGGTAATACCGATCATGAGAGAGTTCACGTTCGCAAAGACGATGATCGTCAGAATGAAGATTATGAGATTAAAGCAACAGGAAGACCTGTTTTTGGAATCATCTTCGTCGTTTGATGGCATTTTGGTTGGTTTATGATTCTTATTTATTTTATTCGAATTTTATTATGGAATATACATAACGACTCGTATCTTTGTTTATAACACCAATAAAAGGAAATTCGATAAATATAATAGTATTATTAAATTCAACCAATTTTTGTCACAAAGATGATAACATTACACCACCCTAATGGTGGTGTTCCGTTGAAGTTGGACACGACCGATACAAATGGTTGGGTCATAAAGGCGGGACGATGTAGTATCAAGGACCATTTTAATATACTTGACTCATTCAAGTTATACGTCAACGGCGACGAGGACGAGACTTGTTGTTTTAAACCCGATAGCGATGTATTCGTGATTCCCTTTACACCCAGTACTGACAAACGCCTAAACAAATCCCTAATTACTGCGAGTCATGATGGCAACACATGTGATGTAAAAACACTGCTCGAGAAGGGCGCGGATGTGGACGGAATTCCTTTCGGTCTCTCCAAACGACGGACGGCATTACATAGCGCACATAACGTGGAAATAGCACGGATGCTATTAAATGCAGGCGGTGATCCGGATATGGAATTACCAAGCATATCCGGGTCTACACCGGTGACAGTGATGGGTTCCATCGGAAACATCATGGTTTTAGAATTATTGCTGAAGGCGGGTGGTAACCCGAATGTGTATGCATATACGACTCTAGGCAACTACGGGAGTCCATTGACGCACAAGGTGATTCAGTTATGGATTCAGACTAATTTCGAAAAGTACATCAATTGTTTGAAGCTATTGCTAGATGCAGGAGCGGATCCAAATGCGATGGTAGGGTGCAAACGCGCGAAGCAAACGCTATTACACGAGGCGTATCTATTCGGAGACAACAGAGTTATACGGATGCTGATATCTGCCGGTGCAAACCCAAATTCCGTAAATATTATGAATAGGACACCGAAAGAGGCATACCGCCAACAAGCACCGTATTCCAGACACGATGTGATAAACGACATTTTCGAATCACCTGAACCATCAGACAACGCGACACCTGAACCATCAGACAACGCGACACACGATGAAAAAACTAAGTTGTTATCCCGAGTGACGAGTGTTATGCTCATGTCCACAATGAAACTCCTCAGGTTTGGATGCGACCAAATCAACCCTAGTCTAGAATCCTTAATGACAGGGTTTGAGTGCTAAGTTATATTCCTAACAGAAATTAACTTTTCACATTATAAATTTCATTCATGTATATTCAAGTTCCATTAATATTAGTATTTATACTATATTAATATTCGGATTTATTTTAAGTAAATGTTTTACGATGTGATGCTCTTGATTAAAATCGTGATGAAAATTCCAACCAACTCAGTAGCACTAAAACACATAATATATCTAATATGGATATATTATATCAACTACCATGTTCTAATATAAATTTAATATAAATTTAATATGATAATTTATAATATTATATTATCATAATGGAAAACACATATATTCATAAAGATATAATATGTAAAGATAGAAAGTTAAAGTTGAAATTAAAATCCAATAAAAATAAAAAATATAATGACATCAAAGCACATTATAATATATCACGAATGTATCGATGTTATACTAGGGGTAATATAACAAAAAATATGAATGAATTGTCAGACAGAAGATATAGTCTCGATATTATGGATATATATGCCATAGATAATATAAATATGCCTAAAATATATAAAAAAACGAAGACATGGTGGGATTGTGACCCATATATATGTTCTGTTAAAAAACTTAGATAATTTACATTAAATATTCCATTATAATTTGTTATACACGTTATCCGTCTATATGATGCTTTTTTCAGATGGTTCAGATGGTTCAGCATCAGCACACATCATACAACTAAAGCAGCAAAAAAAGACCGGTATGAGAATTAGTACAACGCTATATATCATGATAAGCACACGCATCATAGTGTGCACCCATCGGGTCATCGTGAAGTGAATATAGTCATATTCGGTGACACCAACGACGATGATCGTCAGAATGAACATAAGTAGATTAAACCGCAATGTGCTCTTTTTACTGGAGTCGTCGTTTGATGTCATCGGATTGGTTTATGATTCTTATTTATTTTATTGTTCCAAAAATACAATGGTAATTTTGGAACATTTATAATGATTAACGACACGTAAGGCGGTTTACTTGATAATTATCAAGACAATTCCTCATACTTCACGCCCAGTTTTACAAGGAAACCACTAACATATTCTTCCAATTTAGTTTCATCGAATTGCTTGATAGTTGATTTCATATTGTATCTCTTATTGTCTGTTCGCCTATCATATATAAGTTGTGCCTTTCCATCTTTGCGACTCAATGTGACGAATGGGGGCAATTTGAATGTTGTTTTGTCCAACTCCTCAGCAAGTGCCATTGTTTTCGGGTTATCAAGTAGATTCAAGTATTGTTTTGTTTCAACCAATTTATCAAGAATTGAACGCTTGATTGATTTAGATGAACTCCACATTTTCTTTTTCAAATTGGGGTGTTTTTCAATACGGAAACATTCACGAACATATTCATTTGGTTTACCCTTATTCATTACTTCAATGCTGTAATATACATATTTTGGAAAAACAACATTCTTCAAATCTGGGGGTAATTCTTGGGCGTTGAATTTCCTTGCCCTTTTACCACAATTCGCACTCTGTTCTGATTGAGTAGCAATGCGGAGATTTTCAAATCTGTTATCGAGTTTATCACGATTGATATGATCTACTGACATTTGACCCTTTCCGTGTCCGTGATGATTAGTGATGAATTGATGGAGGTATAGTTGTACCCCTTTAGTGTTTGTAGCAATATAATTGTTTTTACATATAAACCACGCTGACCCGGTTGCTTTAATAGAATCTAATGATGAAAGTGATATTTTAGTAAAAACTCCATTACATTCCATAATAACATATTTACCCATAGTTATACTATTAACAATACAATATGGATTTTTGTAAATTTCTAGTTTTGCTTGACATCCTGCTTTACATAGATGTCCTTTATTATACTCAATAATATCACAATTGAGTTTATTTTCAGTTATGTAGTTTTCGAAGGTATTCATTTTATAAATATAGATATGCTCTTGTCTTAAGTGGTGTATAGTAATTATAATTAAATAAATCAATTTTATTATAATATAGAAGTAAAAATAACGATAAAAATGCGATATTCGCTTAATTTGAATATGCCAAGCCTCCCATACCACTCATAATACGAAGAACATTGTAATTAGTAGCATATACACGAATCTTACTACCCATAGCGGCGTGAGGGGTTAGCTGGAGCTGGAGAGTTGCGTTATCAATACGAGACATATTACAAGTACCTGATGGCTGGTGCTCTTCGGGTTTGAGACCGAATGAGTATACATTAATGCCAGTTGGTGGGATGTTGGTGTGGTGCTGGTATGGCTGGACTAAGTTGAAGTAAGAACCAAGACGCTCGGTGAAACGATCGTGACCATTAAGCTGGAGTTTGGCACGGACAACTGGATTACGACCGGCATTACGGGGACCGAAACCAGCGTGGTCAGACCCTTCCGCTGCGGTGGTGAGGGCTGCGAAATCAGTTGGGGCAAGGTTATTAACATTGGCACCCGGTCCAAAACCAGATGGGAACATACCAGCAGACCCATATCCACCGTGTAGAGGAGCAACCATAGAACTGGTGTGGGAACCACTACCAGGTGCACCACTACCATTACCAACATTAGCATTGTTGTGTGCATTACCAGAATTAAGACCAAGATCACTTAAATAACTAAGGAATTCGGGGTCATTCGACTGGTTCATTACGTATGGGAATACATCAGTATCACCTTCAACATTGGTCATAACACTTGCCATTCCACCGCCATGTGGCATTCCAGTGGTGGTGTCAATAGTGGCACCAGTGTCAAGGTCAAACTGGTCGGTGTAATTATTCCACTGATTCCAGTTGAGTTTTACAACATCGTCACGCTGAACAACCCAAATGAGTTCCTTACATGGGTGATTGAAATTAAGCTTAACCTTAACATTGGTGTTAACAGTAGATTCATCACCAGTAAACTGGAGCTGTTCAATTAGGTATTCGTGGGAAACCTGTGCGAAACGGCGACGCTCATCAGTGTCGAGGTAGATGTAATCGACATAGAGTGATGCGGATTCAAGGGAAGGAACACAGAATACATCAAGCTGACTGCTTCCAGAACCACACCCACCCATAGAACTACGGGTAGAAACATAACATTCATTCTTAGGACGGAAATCAACATTAATCTTAACTTCGTGGTACTGAAGGGCGATTAACGGAAGAGATAGACCGGGATTGCGACAGAACCAGAACTGAAGGGGTACATATAGAGTCGTTGCTTCGGTACCGCTGAGGGCAGTTCCGGTAAGATTAGCACTATTACCAACCATATTATCATACCCTGCCTGATGACCTGCTTCCTGTGTAAGCTCGTTCCAGATATTGAGCCAATCGCCATACTGCTTGTCGATACGCTGACCACCAATTTCGACCTCGACTGCCTTGATGATGAATAGACCAACATAATTAACCCATCGGAAATATGCGGAGCTGACCCCACCATTTTCTACACTTGGGAGAGTCACCTGTAGGTATACACGATGGATTAAATCACCATTACGTGAGATTGTACAGGTTACACGCTTGCCAAAATCAGCAGTGCCATTGAAAGTCTGTTCAATTGCTTCCATTGAGAAATTGGTGTGTCTGCGGTAAACAACCTTGAAGAAGGTAATCTGGGGATTACCAGTTAAATAAATATCCTGTGCGCCGTAAGCTACTAGTTGCATTAATCCTCCTCCCATTTTATAATATATGTATATAAAAAAAATTTGAGAATTAAATTAATTAATTAAATTAAATACATATTTTTCGATGTATTTAAATCAATTAAATTAATTTAATCAATTTAATTAATTTAATTAATTAAATGATTAATTAAATTAATTTAAGAGATATTTAAGATAGTTATCTATAAATGTCTCTTTTTAAATTAAAAAATAAAAAGATAATAAACTATGATAATAGATGTACATTAGACGTTAAACATAATAATATTTTAAAAAAATTAAATGAAGATAAAGAAAATATTTCTTTATTAAAAAAAAGAATAATTTCGTATAAAAAAAAAATAGAATTATATAATAATAATTTTGATATAAATAATATCACTTTATTATATCAAACTAAAAAAAAATTAGAAGAGTTGGAGCAGAAACTAGAAGATATTGTCACAAATAAAGACACTCATTCTTATTATCTTGATGCGTCTGATATTCTATCAAGTTATTATAATAAAGAGGATACAGATAAACATCCTCATAATAGTGTAATTGATTTTTTTAATAATATAGAAAAAGAAGAATCTAAAAATAAAATAAGTTATTATATAAATAAAAAAGATATAAGTAATAAAGCATTATTACTTGAAGAATTTCTAAAAAAAACAAATGATTCTGATTTTATATTAAAACAAAAATTAGTATATAATTATAACTTTTGCTCTCTTTGTAAAAGAGAGATGTATATAAATCACATCGACGGAATTCTCATATGTGAGAATTGTGGATATATAAAAAATATTATAATAGATAGTGATAAGCCTAATTATAAAGACCCTCCTCCTGAAATATCATACTTTGCTTATAAAAGAATTAATCATTTCAATGAATGGTTGGCACAATTTCAGGCGAAGGAATCAACAGATGTCCCACCAGAAGTTTTTAATAAAATAATTTTAGAAATTAAGAAAGAAAGAATTCCGAATATGGCTCAGTTAAATAATACTAAAATAAGAGAATATCTAAAAAAACTTAAATTAAATAAATTCTATGAACATGTTCCTCATATTATAAATAAAATAAATGGTATACCACCACCAATTATAAGCAAAGAAATGGAAAATAAATTAAGATTAATGTTCAAAGAAATTCAAGCACCTTTTAGTCAAGTGTGCCCTAAAGAAAGAAAGAATTTTTTATCATATTCATATGTATTACATAAATTTGTTGAATTACTCGACCTTGACGAATATAAAACGTGTTTTCCATTACTAAAAAGTCGTGAAAAACTACATCAGCAAGATATGATATGGAAAGATATATGTAAAATTCTAGGATGGCAATATATTAAAAGTATCTAAATTTTCTAGAAAATCTAGATATTTAAGACATAATACTAATAATTATCTAGATATATACTATATGGCTCGTAAAAAACAATTATCAAGCGTCAAATTAAAATTTTCTAGTATTTTGGATATAATATTAAATATTGTAATTCTAGGTGTATTAATTGCAATAATTATAATGTTAGTTAAATGTCATAATAAAAATAAAGAATTTTTTTCAGGATTAGATCCCGAAAAAAAATATGCCTGTTCTGGTGAAAAAGAAGACCCATCGTGGGTCAATAATACAATGTGCCAAGAAAGTAAATTCCTAATGCCAAATTCAAATAATTCTAGACTAATCGCAACTAATCCAATTCATAATTGTGGTAATAATTTCTAACTATCACCCTTCCATTCAGCATCGATTAGTCCAGCTTGTTTACATTTATTAAAATCCCACCATCTATCGTGTTTTAGATATTCTACCAAATCCTTCTTTTTAATAGTCGTATGTTTCAAATATATTTTTGTAATATTATCCATCATTTCTTCTAGGTTTTTATATTCATCATCCATATCACTCATCTTACCACCCATCCATGAACTAAGTTGATGAATCAACATAGACCCATGACGACTCATATAGCGTTTTTCACCCACAACACTCAGAATTGTAGCAGCAGAAGCACTAGCACCCTCGATAATCGTATGAACTGGAATTGCCGATTGTTTAATGAAATCAACACCCGCAAATGCCGCAAATACACCGCCCCCATAACTATTAATATGTAGATAAATTGGCTTTGGTGTCATGTTATACATATCATTCTTCGATGCGATAAGTTTATAATCATCATTCAACTTATCAATTAATTCCTTCATTTTATAAATAGTATTTTTATTCACACTACCATTAAAATAAATATGATTTTTTTTCGCAAAAACTTTACTTACGTCATTAAGAACATCCAACTCTTGTCTTGAAAACTTATGATGTTTTTTGGATGGTTCTTCTACATCGTCTTCTTCCCCCTCCTCTTTTTTTACACCACATCTCAATCGTTTATAACTATATTCAATATCACTCATTATATATAACTATGTATTTTATTTTTAAGTATAAAATGGGATTACTTTTAGTCGTGGCACCACTCTTCTAATATAGTTACATCTTTACTTCGAGCACTTATCGTTTTAACAGGTGTTTCTAATACAAGTGGTAAGCCTCTATTAAAGCATTCTTTCGCAAATCCTCGTAGTCCATCGCTTTTCTTTCCTATTCCTGTTATATATCCTTTATTAAGATTTTGGTGTCTATCTACCCTTGAATTCAACCCAGTTGAACTATCATTCATATGAATTAGTATAATATTACCCCACCCAATATATTTTTCAATATCACTTATAACCCCTGTGCTATTATGACATATATCAGCCCCGCACGAGAATATATGACATGTATCAATACATATCTTTACTCGTTTCTTATATTTATTGCTAAATCTATTATAAAAGTTTCCTATTTCCTCTATAGATGTAAGTAATTCCGTTCCTTGTCCTGCTGCTGTTTCGAGTATAAAACAACTATTGATGGAATTTGTATTATCTATAACATCTTTTATAAAATTAAACATATTATTTTCAAATGGTTTTGTATTAACGGGATTATCCCCTTTTTTCATTTTTATTAAATGTTTTCCTACGTGAAAAACACTTCCAATCCCACCACATTTAGCTATATTTTCTAGTTCATTGATTGCTCTATTAAGCATTGCGTTGTTAAGCATATCGAGTGCTTCATCATATTCATCTTTAATTCCTTTTTTATAAACACTATATTTCGCAATATTAAATACATATGCTGCGTGAGAAAATAATTGTATGTCATTCTCAATTACAAAATCTTTAATTCTATTAGATTCTTCGGTGGTTAAGTCTTTGTGTCTAAGTGATCTAGGTGACCCGAAAAAGACCTGAAATGCTTTACACCTTGACGTGTCTTGACCAATTAGGTCTGTTAATTTGATGTGTTCTCCGATTGACATTATACGTATATAATATAGTTTAATATTTAATCAATTTTATTACACGTCGCCGATAATATATATAAAATTGAATTATATATATATATATATAACACCAACATTTACCCCAATGACAGAACGAAGTCACGCAACACAAAAGGATTTGGACGCAATCCACGATTATTATTGGTGGATTTTCGAACAAAACCCCACATCAGTTCCCAGATTTTTAACTATTACGATTATTAATTATGGGTCTAATATGTTCATTGCGAGCAATACAGCCCAAAGACATTCCGAACTTAATTGTTGGGACCTGCTAGAAAATAAAAGGAAGAAAATGAGGAAAAATATGAACATTTATGTAACAGAAGCAAGGTGTAAGGTGGTCGCGGATGCTGACGGAGATGACAACGGAGATGACAAATTTGTTTATTCAAATTCACAGCCCTGTCTTCACTGCACCAAAACATTTAAACACTTTGCTAAATATGTAGGTGCTCAAGCAAACTCATCTATTCTATTTAGGTGGTCTGTTGGAGGTGAATCAAAAGAACCACAATTCACAAAATTCAAGGATATCAGGGAGATTAACGATTCTACTATTTCAACTGGATGGGCGCTCAAGCATAATAAACTATGATTACATTTTCATTCTTTTGTTAGGCTCGGATGCTTTCTCTTCTTCCATAATTCGTTTTCTAGTATTATAAATCGGGTGATTCTTATTTTCAAATATATATCTATTAATATATACTCGTTTGCCTATAATACTAATCAATTTATACTCAACTAGATTATCAAATACTTCGAGAGGGGTTAATCTACACAAAATTGCCCTATTCTCCATAATAATACTTGGACTGGTTTCTGGATTATTAAAAACCTTTTTATAATAATCAAAGATATATAATGGAATATGATCCATCAAATATATATTCGATACAATATCCTTCAATTTATAATTGACAAAAACATTCCTCAAATCTGCCTGAGATACAATAGTGTTAATCCATTTCTGTTTTGTCTTAGGAAATGTATGCATAGGGTCAGATTCAACCCATTCATTAATTCTCATTACTGATTCATATTTCGTTTTATTTTTGAATTCAATTTTATCTAATTCATATTTAAATTCATCAAAGCCAAACTGCTTGTTGCTTTTACATTCGTCTTCCTCTATTTCCTCAATAATTATATTGAGGGATTTTAGGGATATTTCAGATTGGTTATAAGAAATCATATTAGTATTATATAAATAATAATTCAATTTTATTTTATGTTTAATTATTAAAAGACACTAATATATATCTCTTTCCACTTGTAATAGCCTTTCCAGAATGGAAATGCGTACATCTACCCGGATGGACTGTTGTCACACCGCATTTCTTTGGATTATGGGTATAATTCTGTCTTACGAAATGTGTTCCACCGCCTTCAAATTCAGTATTAAGACACGTAACTGTAGAAGTTACAGAAGCATCGTGGTGTGCGTTTAGTTCTCGTTGGGTATCCATCGTATATCTCGCAACAAATGCGATATAATATCCTTGTGTTGCTAATTTTGAATAATTCTCGCCAACGACTTTAGCAACATATTCATTTACGAAAATCTCCCAAGTTTCACCCAATCCAATTTGTTTAAGGTGAATATCACGGGTGGGTACATTCTCATATCCTCCCCCAATTCGCTCATCTTTATTTGAACCAGTTGACCAACCATCGTGTTTTTCACATTCATCAATTAAATCAGAACAAAACACATCAGTGAAACACTGCCAATCAAACATATCACGACATTTAGGTGGTTCGGTGAATTTCATTTTACTATCTTTCTCTATATAATCAATAAATTTAGGCGATAAATATTTCCGGTGCCATATTTGTCTATTGGGTTTCATTTGGTATAAATCTGGATGAACTCGTTCTTTAATAAGTATATTATCTGTCGTTGAAGTTTCATAATTCTTATTATTAATCAACCATCCATAATCCCCGACACTTTCAACCAGCATCCTAATTTTTAATTCAACCATATTAGATGAAAACACAATAGATGGTGATTTGGCAACTTTGTCATTGATTGCTGTTGTATATAAATTATCGGGTTTTAACTGATTCAATGTCTTACGGGGTATAATATAAAAATTATCTAGATGTACAATATCCCATGTATTCCTTAATCTTCTCTGTAAAATAGGAATATAATACTTGGTCATCTCGGCTTCACCTTCTTCATTTGATTTTATCCAAAAATTCGCATCTCCTAAACCACCCGAATTCACCAGCGCAGGTGTTATAATATCAGCCCCAGTTGAATTGATGTTTTGAATTAGAGTTTTTACAATATTTGGATCTGTTATATATGCCCTGTTATCAATATACACATAATAATCTGCGTTATTATCTATAGCATTTTGTAATGCTATATTTTTAAGAGATGCCATATTAGATGACATATTACCACTTGTTTCTATATTATTATCAATCTTTACTATAAAATCATTTGTAAATACTTCTGGTGTAATCTTATAAGTGATGTTATCACTCGATACTATTAATAATTCAGATGATTCTTCATCATCTAATATTGGATGTAGACGATTATATATTTTAGGATGAAGATATAACTTATTTGGTTTATTTGATTTAATATCTAAATGACATGGAAATTTAATATTGAAATTCATATCTTCGAATGAAATCGATTTAATTGAAGTAATGTTATTATGAAATTTGAGATTTTTAATATGGTTTGTTACTCTGCGTGTTATATCATTATGAGATAGTTTATCTATCATATTATAGACCGATAAAGTGTAATTATATTTAGTTAAATCGATAGTATTTAACTGATTTAACATTTCATTAATAAATGGCATATCATCTTCTAAGAAGAGTGCAATATCTAACTTTGTGATTGGTGATGCTTTTGACATATTAAATTATAACTAGTAAAAAAAAATTGAATTAAAACTTACATATATTATATAACACAAATGGAGCAAATGAAACAAATCGAAGAACAAGTTACTATTACTAAAGAAGAGTTCTTGAATAATTACTTGAAATATTATAATGCTATAGAATCACCACCATCTAAGATTAAACTATTTAATTGTAATATGACAGGTTACAAAATCAATACACTATCCGATATGCAATATATTCAATACAAAGATGGCTATACTTATAAATGGGAAATGATAGTTGAATATATTGAATACATTTATTCTATATATGGGGATGAAAATATTAAGTTTATTGAATATGAAGACACATATATGTTAGATATAGATTATAATGGTCATTATATTAGACTTGAATTTTATAAGAACTTTGAAAAATCATTCCATAGCTATATCTCTCACCAATATCACCCGGAATTAATTAAATATCTAATATTTCCTGTTTATAAAGATTTGGTGGATGTAAAACCATACATTAAGGCAAGTAATCTGAAATATATAAAGAAACATTTTTCTCACGGGGATATAGTTTATACAGGGGATAATCACTATATACTAAAGAATATAACCAAAGATAGTAAAAAATGGAAATCGTGTGATTACAGCGATGAGTATGATGAACATATATTTATCCCATATGAATATATTCAATCTAGGGGTTATACATATTATATATCTCAGATGGCATACTTTGATATAGCACCACTACCATTGGACATAATGAATAATGAAGTGTATGATTTTCATTTGAATAATATTGATTGTAATGTAGATGAATTTGTTGATGATACAATGACATCACAATATTATCTAGATAATCAAGAAAAAAAAGAGGATATTAAGGTCGATGAAAGTTCCGATATTGTTTCGGCATATTTCGGCGAATTGGTTATTAAAGAAGAAAAACTATATGTCCATATTACAGAAGAAACAACGATGGAATTACCATCATCTGATATAGCACCGCATTTCATCAAGGCAAAAGGATATACATATTACTATAATGTAGCACAAGAATGTGGATATGAACTAATGGTGTTAATTTCACCATTAGAAGTTCTTAATTTGAAAACGATGGAGTTGAAGCGTATGGTTTAGATTGTTTATTGTTATTGTTTTATGTTTTATAATTTTATATTTATTGTTTTATATTTATTGTTTTATATTTATTGTTTTATATTTATTGTTTTATATTTATTGTTTTATATTTATTGTTTTTTGATTTATAAATGCGAGTATATAATTTACTCGGTTAGTGGAAAATATTGATTACCACTTCCTAACAAGCTTGGTGAATACCAGTCTATAATATTTTTCTCGAATTTATACCCCCTCGACGACCGCTACTTTTCCCCACGCAATAATTGAAATGCGTCCTTTATCATTGAATTCCTTTACTTGGGGTATTCCGTGTCTCCATTCAATATTAACATCTTTGCCAAAAGTATATATATATCCATCCTTCAATGGAATTGACAGCGTTGTTCTTGTTTTTGCGTGTTGGAACGCAACATCACGTGTTTCACCGAATGAAACACCAATTGTTATATTTTGTGTTAGTGCTTTATCCTCTTTTACTGCTGCCGCATCGTGATGATATGGTTTCCACTCACTGGAATCCTTATACCAATTAAATCGCGTTGCTTGAATATCCATATCAAAGAACGTCTCCATTTTTTTTATAACTATATTAAATAGCGGACATTGTGGTTTCCATTTTACTTTGTCATCTGCTATATAATGAGTATCTCCGTGCCATAATTTCCACAATGTTTCATCTTTAACATTATTATGTGTCCTATATGTATTCATCTCATTGATTAATCCATCATACATTGTTCCACCACCATCTAAACTATTCGCAACATCAACATATAAATCAGGAACAATAATAACATCCCGCCACGATGAAACAAAATCGAGTTTATCTTTAGCAGTTGATATAAGCAACCTCATATCAGGTAAGTCATGAGAGGGCTTAAATGATTCAGTGTTCTTTTTACGCTTATTTCGTGGTCTGCGATTAAGAACTTGTGTTTTACCTGTTGAGTTGAGTTCTTCTCTGGTATTAACAACTCTGTTACTAGACTTACCAGTTAAAGGAGCATCACCTACATTATGCTTAAAATTACAACTATCGCCTTTTTGACAATCCCCATAAAGGAATTGGAATTTACAAATATTCTTATCGTGGATAAGACTACACGTGCTATTATTACAATGCCGTGTTTCAATAAAATCTCTACAAATCTGCCCGTTCATTATAGTTATAATATTGGGGGTGTTTTATATTAGTTTTATAAATAGTAACTGAATGGTTGTTTCATATAGACACAATAAGAGATAGCGATAAACAAGTCCCTCTAATTGCCCCCCAAACATAAACAGAGGGTTTAAGTTGATTAGTATATAAAATTGAATTTATATTTAGATATGTTATAATTCAAAAAATGTCAAAACAAATTTGTGTTGAGAACATCGGTGACTACTCAATCGAAACGATTGACGAGTGTTTAATTTTAACACCTATTCCGCATTATATAGATGAAGAGACCTTGAAAGATAATGTGACAGGTTCTAAACCAAATCAATATAAGATAGTTGATAAGTATGGAAATGTTATTTCTGAAAAACAGAAATCATATCATCATATATTAATTGATATATGGGCAAATAAACCACTTAAATATTTATTCAAAAACTCAAGTTTTAACTTTAAATTGAGCGATGAAAATGGAACAAATGGATTTCGATGGGCAGAGGTATTACAAATGTCAGTTCAGGGACAACAGGCAAAAAATTCAATAGATGAAATATTAAAAATGTCGATAATTAATGAATTTAGAGTAGACATATCAATTAAATTAAAAGATTCTCAAATTATTTGGTATAAATCGTATTAAATAAAATTGATTTAAATATAATCATATTAATATTGCTATATCTGTAAATGCACCACATTTACATAAAGACTAATCCCGATTGGGAACACAAAGTAAAGTATGGGTATGTATGGGGGAATAATATAAATCTTGTTAATAGATTACACGATTCATCCGAAGAACACTCTGAATTGTCAACATTTACTCATATTTATAAATTCACGGAAACAGATAATTACAAATTACCATATAAAGAGATAGATAAAATATTTTCAATAATAGCATCATCAGCCCAGAATATTGAAATCGTAGAATTCAGGTATAATTTCACATTTCCCGTATTAAGAGATATAGGGCAATATTTGGTTAAATCTAACACAAAACAAACAAATGAATTTATATATAAAACAGGGTTGGATACATTGAGTCGATTAATTAAAGAAGAGTTTAATAAACTTGGACTAACTCTAGAGAAAGAATTCACAGAAGATGAAATATTAGATATTAATAGTAGTGTGAAGAAACGAATTAGTGACAAATTCACAACCGAAACAGATGAACTCCTAAGTTTTGTTAAACCAGTCGATATGGTTATACCAGACCCGATTGACACCACTTTTATAAAACGCGGGTATCAATCTGATATTATTAAATATGGAATTGACGAATTGAATAAAACACATAAATTTTATTTAGAACTAGCAACTGGAGGGGGGAAGAGTTATATTATATATAAACTGATGGATGTAATAAATCCTGATACAATTATCATATTTTCACCCAGAAAAAAAATTAACATTCAAAATGGAAATAAAAAGTATTTATCTATTCTTAGTGAAAAATATTATACATTTAATTATTCAAAAGATACAAATTTTGAAGATTGGTTATTTAAGCACCGATCTGATAAAAAAATTATCATAGCATGTACTCAATCACAAGAAAAAATATATGATGCTATTGTAGATAAAGAGTTACAGGATATTTGTATTTGGTTTGATGAGGCCCATTGGTCTATTGAAAGTTGGATAGATAGTAAAGATTGTGGTTCTAAACAATTCTTTATGAACGATAAAGACTTTATTAAGAAAAGAATATTTACATCAGCGAGTCCAGATAAAGATAAGATAGATTCTCATCCAGATGTTTTTGGCGACTTATATTGTCCAATTAAAGTTAAAGAATTGATAGACCTCAAATGGTTATGTTCTATTAAACCTAGAATATTAGAATATGATACCGAAAGTTTAAATTTAGGCAATTGGATAATTGAAGAATTTAGTATAAATAAAAACAAATATGGTTTTAGTTTCCATAGCAGAGATAATAATGCTTTTAATTTGTTCTATCAACACTATCAATCTTATAAAGATAAGAATACCACGATTACCCCCTATTTATTAATAGATAATGGAGGTTTAAGTGATGAGAATAAAAAAAAATTAGAAACTATCCATTTATATTATGATTTTAGAAATGATAAGCATTTTGAAGATACCGAAAAATCTATAGGATATGTGTGCAAACGATACGATATGGGTTATGATTTTGATAAACTAGATTATTTAGTATTTAGTGACCCGAAAATGTCTCGTCAAGATATTATTCAATGTATTGGAAGAGGGACTAGACCAGATGGTCAAGGTGAAAATGGTCAAAATCTACACAAGATATTAAATATTATGCTCCCAGTCTATATTGGTGAAGATGAAGGTTCTTATAAAAATATCATTGAAGTATTGAGATATCTAGTTTTAGATTTGGATGTGGATATTTTAGAAGAGTTTATCCATAATGGGGTAAGTGTATCACTTAGCGATAAAAAAGGAAAAGGTGTGGAGTATAGTGGTGAAGAGAATAAGAGTAAGTTGTTGGACTTGATTTATCAGCGAAATATTCTAGAAAGACCTACTGCTAAAATCCTATATCGCTTCTGTCGTAAATATGAGATTAGAACAGAAGAGGCATACAATCGCTTTAAACTACTCAATCCAAGTATTCCTCTAAAAGACAATATATATGAATATAATGGATTTAAATGGCAAAATGTTATGGATCCTGAAGGGGAAAAATATTATAGAGAAGAGGGTGAAATTGAAAAGGCAGAAGACCAGATAGTGAGCCTGATAGATGATGAGGAAGAATTAGAAGAGTTTTATGCGGAACGAGAAGAAAATGGTTGGGTTGTCTTGAACCAATATGACCCTAAAATACCACCGATGAAGATAGGACATTTAGAACATTATTATTAACTGGAACATGTTTATGTCAAAAAGGTAATTTAAAAAAAAATATTTTTTTATTTATATTAATTATATTTAATTATCTTATACATCTCCCTGCCATTCTCCAGGTGAAATCGGTAAAGGGTCAGCAGTGATTTGTTAGAGCTTTTGGACTTAGTCATGACTTGTATCAATATATTCATTATTGGTATCAGTTGATTGATAGGATTGGGTGAGGATTTCACGCATTTCTGTATCTAATTGATGAAGGGTTTCGGTGATTTTATTTTTTTCTGCTTCTAGGTTGTCTAGGTATTGGACGATTTCGTCAATAATTTTATTAGGTAATACTGGAATAATCGTTTTAGATAATTTTTCAATAGATAATTTAGGAATACCAGCTCCACAAACTTGTTTTAATATTTCATTTTTGTTAATAATAGATAAACAATATACTAAATATTTATTAATATTTTTTTGTGGTGTAATTAATTTAACACAATTTTCAGTAATATTAGCATTATCAAGGAATTCGGGTATTAAAGCAACAAGACCAATAGTACCAGCTATTGAAAATAATATATCATTATGTCTAGCAGTATATTTACTAATTTTTGAATGAGTAGTTGAATTAATATATTTAATATTAGTATTTGAAATAGTTCGGTCAGATATATCTGTTATACGAATATAAGGATGATTCGTAGTATTATCTAGCAAATGTTCTCCTTTTGGAATTCGTTTTCCTCCCTTAATTTCACACACATCCCCCAACTTCTCCATCGTAATCTCCCCCCGATGTCGCTTAATCATCATCTCAAAATAGTATTTCATCCTTCGCTCTAATCCATCTCTAATATCCATATAATTTTG